TCAGTTCACTCGCGAATAGTCTGGCGTCCATGCCGGCGCGGCCGGCGGCGGGTTAGGATCGGCAATCGTAGGGCTGATCATGCCCAGCTTCATGCGGGCATACATCCGACCTACCAGCGGACGTTTGCCGCGGCTTTCGACGAAGACCCACTGGCGATCAATCAGCCAGCGGCGCTGGTAGGCCCTGGCCTTGTAGCCAGTGAGTTCGGCCAACTCCTCGTCGGAGAGAATTTCAGTTTCCATAGTGATGCTCCATGCCGCGCGTGGCGGCAGAAGGTGGTGATGGGTTATGCGCTGGCCTTGGCCAGGACTGCGTCGATCCGTTGCACAGTGACGTGCAGCGCCACTTTTTCATCGGTGTCGAACCAGTCGGGCGCGCCTTTCTTGAGTGCCACGGCGAGTACTTGCCGAGACTCGCGGAGGGTCGCGACCATTTCTTCGTGCAGGCTGTCTTTCTGATCGGGCATGCGAATACCTCGCCCGCCGTACACCGGCAGGCTGTTGAATTGGGGGACGGGTTATAAAGCGAGTTCGACTTGAGCTTCGCGCTGCCAGATCGGAGAACTGTTGTGTGCTTCGATTCGATCAGCGATGACGTTGGCGCGCTGGCCGGCGGTGGGTGGGGCGTACATCCCGAAGCGGCTGATGCTTCCGCCGTTCACTGCGGCGTTCGTAGAGTCGGCCGACGCGAAAGGCAAATGCTGGAAAATTGCGGGGTCGAGCATCCGCAGCCCGTGTAGTCGGCACAACGGTCGACCCTGGTCGTCACAGATAGCATCCATCGCGGCGGCCATCCGCTTCCACCATGCTCCTGTGCCCGGCGCAGCCCATTGCCCAGAACTGCCGAGGGCGATAGTTCGCCAGCATCTCGCCAGCCGCTGCAACCTCTCGAGCGATTCGTGCAGGTGCCAGACAGGCACGCCGCGCAACTCCTCTGGCCACTGCCTTACAAGGTCGTCGTTCGCCTCTTCGTCACCATCAATGACGTCCGGAATGAGCGCCCAAGTGAATCCGGGGTGTCGGTGCCAGTCTTCGACCCAGCGCGTGTAGCCTTCGACGTCTACCTGTCCGCCTTTCTTCCACACGGTGAATGCGCCGTTATCGAAAACAAACGATTTGCATACGTCGGCGACAATTCCGAGATCGTCCTTGCGTGGGTACGGCACCAGCGCATGCCGGCCGGCCAAGAATTTAGCGGCGTCCTCGCGCTTACCGCCCACGGGCGTGCCGTGGTAATGAATCATCCGTTGAGCCTCACCGTTTCGATTTCTACGCCCTGATGCGTGGCGATGATGGTTTGGCCTCCGCCGAGCGTTTCGGAAAGTCTGTCAGCGATTTGTTCGTGCCAGCCATGCTTGATCAGCGCGGTGGCGGTTTTGATTTGTTCGACGTGGATCATCGAGGTTGATCGCAATTCAAACCGGTAGATGATCGTCTCGCCGTCGGCGGGGCAGACGGCTGCGAATGTGTGTCGGTAAATATTCACGCGCTGTCCTCGCCCGCCGTAACCGGCAGGCTTTGTGGTTAAATGAAATGAGTATTGGAGAGGCATCTATGAAAAAGGCATTTCGAAACCCGTTGCTCCTAACCGGGCTGCCACTGGCAATCTGCGGCTTCGCGATTACTGCTCCGGGTCTTTGGATTCCGGGGCTTGTGCTGATAGTCACCGGCTTGGCTGCAAGAAAAAGAACCTGACGTCATTGCCACGGGCACTTGTAGCAGTACACGTAGGCGAACCAGGCGAGGGCGATCATGGTGTCACCCGGCGCGCCCACTGGACGTAGGGGCCGTCATCCGTATCGAAGATGCCCATGAGGAACCAATCAGGGCTTGGGGCTTCTGGATTCCAGGCGGTGCACGCAGCGTCCTCGTCCGGCAGATTGTAGATCTCGTCGCCCGAGTGCCAGCCTTTCAGCTCAAGGCCTTGAACCTTCGCCCAGGCGATATATGGAGCGGGGTCTTCGCCGCCGCCAAAATCCGGAATGCCCGGGTGATACCACCAGCCGTCCTTGTCGCGCACCACAGCTACTGGCTGGATCAAAACGATTTCTTCAGACATGACTTTGTCCTTGCCGCTATAGCGGCTGACTTTGAAGGGGGAGGGAGTTACTGCTGTGTGCTTTACTGACTCAACAAATCCGAATCTCGCAGGCTTTGAAAAGGATGCATCGCTGTGATCCGAGTACTCGTTCTAATAGTGATACTGCCAAGCTTCGCGATGGCGTATGAACCGAAACGAGCGGTGAACAATCTTGCTCATGAATATGCTGAGTGCGCGGCTTTTTACACGGTGTCGTCGAAGCTGTTTGAGTCCCAAGATCCAAAGCTAGCGGAGCAAATGAACCAGGCAGCGATAAGAGCGATTGAGTATTCCCAAATCCTCACCAGCGAGAAACTGACCGACGCCAGAATTGAGATGGCAGCAAAGTCCATCATCAAAGACTTGGATAATGAGATTGCTAACGTGTCCATTATTTTGAATAAGTACTCTGATCGCTGTGTTGAAGCCATGACCGACCCTAAGGCGAGAATGGATTACTGGCTTATGAAACGAGATTGATTATCCCGCAATCTCCATCGATACCAGATCATGGGCATTCACAACCTTCATGCCGAGCTCGCGGGCAATGTGCACTTCGAGCCGGGCGCCTTTCGAGTTCTCCCAGCCGGGCAGCACCGCAACCTGACCGCAGAGGCCGAGGCGGGTCAGGTCGTAGGCCATGTAGTCGGCCCAGTCCGCGCCGTCGACGACGCCGTGCTCTGCCGGGTTCTCGACGACGTAGCCCCGGGCGCGCAGATCGGCGGCCATCTTGTTGAAGGCGGGGAAGTTGAAGTCTTCGAAGCCAGTCATCGGGCCGGCCAGGTACAGGCGGTTGATACGAGAGCACGCGGCCGTAACGCCCGGTGCAACCGCGGCGCTGATTCGCTCAACGGTCAATCGGGCCTTGAATGAAGTCGGGCAACGGTTCGTTCGCCGGCGGGATCATCGACGTTACGGCCGAGATCATCCCGACCAGAGAATCGGTGACTACCTTGCGGATGTTTTCTGTGGGCATGGGGCGTCCTATGCCGGGGCATGCCCGGGCGGTGGAGGGTGGTGTCAATAGGATTGGCGCGAGAGAAAGTTTCGTTGTGCGGAGCCTTTCTACAACTTTCCCCCGATGCGCTGAGATAGTCGTGACGGAACAATCTGGCTATCACGAAGCCAGAGACGACCCGCATGAAACGCATCATTGAAGACCTGTTGTTGCAAATCATCATCGACCAAGCGATGAAGCAGATTTACCACTTGATCGAATGGCTCAATACGATGCCCTGGCAGGTGTGGCTTGCCTAAGTTATGCGGCCAGCCGCTGATAAAGCTCAATGATGTCTGCGGCGTTGGCGGCGACCAGTGCCTCGGCTTCGTCGGGACAGACGCTGTTACCGATCAGCCGCACCTGGTCGACCTTCTTGATGTCTCGCCATTCCTCGGCACCGGTGACCGGGTCGACGAACAGCCCGCGATCGATGATGTAGTCCTTGTCGAAGCCTTGGGCGGCCTTCAGCTCAGGCGGTTGCAGCATGCGCAGCGTGATATCGATCAGCACATAGCCGCCGACCATCACCATTTCCGCCGGGTCTTTGAAGTGCTCCGGCAGGTACTGGTGCATGAACGCGGCGCAGCGGCGCGCGCCTTCCATCTGCTCGGGAGTCAGCGTGTCGGGCACCTGCACCGTCTCCACAACCGCGACGCGATCTTTCGTCGGCAGCGTGTGCATCGGCTCGTTGAGCGAAATTCCGTCTTTCTCGTTGCCGTAATACTTCACCAGGTAAGCGCTCACCAGCCGCTGGTTGGCGCCGGACTGGCAGATGGTCGATATCGGGTCGCAAGCCGATCGGCCGTCGCCTTTGTAGAAGCCGCCATTCGCCTGCTCGAAGAATGCTGTGACGATGCCGTGACGCGCGGCGCCGGCCAGAATTGTCTGCGTTGGGTCATCAGGTGAGCTGCCCGCGGCGTTCTGCCCGAACGCGGTCATGTGCGCTGCTGCCATAGCGAAGTGGCCGCCTTTGACCTGGGCGACCTGCGTGCGCAGCGGCTCCTGCACGTCGAAGTTACGCTGTGCTGAACCGTTGGCGCATTCGGTGAGGAACGGTGCCGCAACCGGCTGAACCAGCGCGTGGTGCGTGCCGCCCGCACTGATTGTTGAAAGCGCTTCGTCTGTGCCGTGCGTGCTAGTGTGCGCCGATGAGGTGCCGCGCATCGGGACAATGAAAGGCTTCGCGCTGGTCAGCACGTGCCGCCAGCAACCCTTGGCCACGCGGCGCATGGTGTTCTCAGCCATCGGTTTGTCGCGGAAGATCGTGCGACCGAGGTTGCTCCAGTCGATGCACTCTGCCGCCGAGCGCCACGGCAATTGTTTAGCCGCGGGCCGCTTGTGACGTTTCGGCGCGGGCCAGACGATCGGCTTCCCGTCGCTGCGCGCCACCAGGTACAAGCGCTTGCGAATGGTAAGGGTGCCGGCGTTCGCCGCGATGCGCTCCCGCCATTCGGCGTTGTAGCCCAGTCCTCGGACCAGCGCGGCCATCGGCACAAACTCTCCGATCGCCTCGATGATCTCCGGCATGTCTGGATGATCAGCGGGCAGGCCGGTGCTGATCGCGGCAATGAACGCTTTGAAAGTGCGGCCGCGCTCAGACTTGATCGGCTGTCCGTCATCGTCGATCGGGCCCCAGTCACAGAACTCTTCGACGTTTTCGAGGAAGAGCAGACGCGACTTCGTCACGAATAGCCAACGGATCACTACCCATGCCAAACCTCGAACGCCACGGTCGCGCGGCGCGCCGCCCTTGGCCTTGCTGTGATGCCGGCAGTCTGGCGATGCCCAGATGATCGCGACCGGCTGTCCGCCAGTGGCTTCCCGTGGATCAACTTCGAACACGTCGGCGACGTAATGCGCGGTGGTGGGGTGGTTGGCGCGGTGCACAGCCAGGGCGATTGGATTGTGGTTTACCGCCACGTCCGGCTCCCGATATGCCCGGGCTATGCCAGTGCTGGCGCCACCGCCGCCGGCGAACAGGTCGACCACCAGTTCCTTTTCGAACGGCAGGCCCATGCTCGGCTGGCCATGGATGAACTGAGGCAATTTTTGTTGTGCGGACATAGGGGATCCTCGCCGGCTGGCGTGATTCGTAGAAGTGGGGTATTTATCTGCAATCTCACACTGGCAGGAGGCCGAAATGAGGTTGCAGAGCGATGTAGATGCGCTGGCGGCTATCGAAGAGGACGCTAAAGCGATGCTGAAACGGATAGGGCTGCCGGATGATGCGGTGAAGCTGGAGGTGGTCGTGTTCCTTCGGGAGGTGATCGACCTGGCCAGCTACATGGAGTCGAGGCATCGGCTGATTGAAGCGCCGAGACTTGTCTGAGCAGACGCATTGCCGTTCGTTTCGGTATTTGTTATCGCCCCGGCATGTGGTCGGACCAAGGAGCCTGAGATGGACACAAAACCTTCCAACAAATTGATCGCAGAGCAAAGCGGTCTGACCGAAGCAGAGGTCGGGACGTACTTAACTGCTCTCGAAATGCAAGCAGATGGAAGCTGGATGGTTTACTTCGGTGTTGAAATCGCTAAGTTGCCAGATGCCGACAAGAAAATTAATGCCTCCCGAACACTGTTGATTCCAAGCTGGCTCGCCAAGCACTGGGTCGATCGAGATATTGGCTAGGGCGCCGCCCTCCGTGAACCGGTGGTGGCAATTTTATTTGGGTTGAGGTATCTACAGGGGGCGAGCATGGAGTGGTAAGGAGAAGCTGATGGACGAGCTTGAGGACGCAATGCTATTCGTCAGGGAAAACGGCATGGCGGAATTCGTACCGAATCACCCTCATTACGAGTTTGATCGCTCAGATGAAAGTGTGCTGTTGATTCCCCTAACTGAGATCGCCCCAGTCATCCGCAGTCGAGTTCCACGGCTTGATAATGCCAGAGGAATCAGTGTCCTTGATGGCTTCCAAAGCGGGAGTCAGCTTCCGCAAATATTCGTCATCGCAAATACCGACCCTTGCAGCACGCATAGATACAGGCTGCTCGACGGATATCACAGAATGTATTTGTCTCTTGCGGTCGGGTATCTATCCATACCTGCAGAGGTCTTTCCAGATAATCGACACTTATTCAAAAACTTGCGTGTTTAGATGCTTCCTAGCTAGCCTCAACTCCGGTAGCGGAAAACGCCTCAAGCTGACGCGTCCATTTTTCCTTAATAATCAATTCCGGTCGCGACATGCTCACGAAGCGTTCCGAGTCTTCTGACTGCGCTGCGGCCAGATTGATGATGAAGGTCGACACCGTCTCCTGCCATTCCTCGAAGCCGTGGCGCTCGCCCAGCACCTGAAGTGCTTCATCAAGCGCTTTCGAAACAATCAGCGATCGCTTCTCGGCGCCGATCCGGTCGAGCAGCGCCTTCTCCTTGGCTCGCTTGTCCTTCTGCAATTGCGCATTGCTCTTGGCCATGGCCTACCTCTTCAATTCCGCTGGCCGGCAAGTCCAGCCAGGTCTGTCGTTTGCGTTGTTGGGTGCGAAAACGTCTCACGCTGCGACCTTCACCTGATGCCAGGCGCCGGCGGCGTAGAACAGCTTCGCGGCTTGGGCTTCGTCCATCGAGATCTCGTCGGGAATGGCGATCCAGCCCGACGCAACCAGATGTTTCGGGTTCGCGCTGTCGCGCAGCTCCAGGTAGTAATGCTCGATGGCATCGGTCAGGCGCTCGACCTTGTAGGTGCCCTCGGGTGAGATTTCCACCGACTTGATGTACTCGGCGCCGCGCTCGTCTCGACACATGGCGACGATGTAGATCGTCCAGCGGTAGGAGAAATCGAATATCGCGTTGGCGATCGCCAGACTGCGGATCTGCTTGCAGCTCTTCCAGTTCGCCATGATCTGGCTGCCGCTGGGATCGATGTTCACCACCGCGACGTGGTTGGTGCGCAGCAGCGCCCGGCAGCTGCGTTCGGCCCGGGCGAAACCGTTGTTGGGTTTGCGTTTCGACTTCATAGCGAGTCCGCCATTTTGCGCAGCGCCTTGCGTTCAGCGGCCGATATCGGCTTCGGGCGCCGCTTGAGGACCGTTTCAGGGTCTATTTTCTTCGAGCGGGGCGGTGGGAGCGGATTGCGCGGCGGGCTTTTCAGCTGGTCGATCCGCCCGCCAGCGGCCAGGTACTGCGCGATTCGTTCAGCGATCGACTCGGCGTCCGGTCGGTGCTGCTCGACGAGGTTGAGGTGGTTGCTGATCATGCTGGCCTCACTTGATCCGGATCGAGCTGTCGCCGCGCTCCAAATGCGCGTAGGCAGGTTCTTCGAGCAGTTCGTGTTCTGCGTCTTCGCCGGCGGCCATGCGCTTGCGCACGGCTTCGTTGTGCTCGCGAATTTCCTTGAGCTTGGCGGCGATCGCGTTCTTGTCCGGGGCAATGCTGGTTTTCACGGATGTCAGTTCGTCGGGCACCGCGTCCTCGTTGTCGACGATGACCTTCTCCTTGCCCAGGGCCAAGGTGATGGTGAACAGCGGGCGCTTGATCGACTTGAGGTTGGCGGCTTCCATGTTCCGGCGCAGGTAATCGCTGATTTGGGCAACGCTGTTGGACTTGATGCGCTTGAGCTCGGTCAGTCGCTCAATTTCGGTGTCGATGGCTGTCACGTCGCTTTCAATGTTGCGGCGCAGCATGACGATGTTGTCGGCCTTCACCTCGAACTCGCCTTGGATCTCGTCCATCGCGTGCTGCAGGGCCTCTTTCAGGCCCTCGTCGTCGGTGTCTGCCATTCCCTGAAGTTCGGCGAGCTTGCCGGTCAGTGCGTAGAGCTGGGTCATGCTGCATTCTCCTTGCCGGGTTCAATGGCTGCTTTGCGCTCTTCAAAGGCGCGAGTGATTCGGGCGATGAACGTCGGCTCGTTGCGGCGGGTCGCCTCGCGGATGTATTTGACGTTCAGCATCTTCAGTTCGTGAGCGGTCACGGCCTTGCCCATCGTTTCCACCGCAGAATTCAGCCAGTCCAGACGCTCCTGCTTCTGGCGCAGGATTTCGGCGTCCTTGTCCACTGCCAGCTCGATCGCTTGTTCTTCCTTGAGCTGCTCGACGTAGGTTTGGTCATCGAACATCCCGAGGAATACGTCGGCACTGAAGCCGAGCATCGACAGAGATTTCTTGATGGCGTCGGTCAGCGACTTCTTCGGCGCCTCGCCGTCAGTGGTCATGCCGTAGCTGGTCTTGTACTGGTACCGGGTGCAGCCGTATTGCTCGATCTCGCCGCGCTGACCGTCTTGGGTAAACCAGAGGGCGATCTTGAGTGTGTGACCGATTTCGCGACCGATGCAGGAGCGTTTATCGCCCTCACCGATGAAAATTTCGTGACCCTCATCGAAGCGCTCTTCGATGATCTTCCAGCCCCAACCGATGCCGACCGGGCCGAACAGCTCGGTGGCCTTCATCACCATCGCGGTGCCGCTCAGGCTGGTAATGTCCTGGCCGTTGACCTTGGCTTTTTTGGTGAACCGGGTGTCTGTCTTCTCGACCAGCGCCCAAATCTGCATGTTTTTATCAGACATGACTGTTCTCCGCGCCACCGGAGAGGGGCGCTGTGAAGTTGATTACTGGGTAGCTTTCGCGATGGTTTGCTCAAAGCGCGCGGCGAGGTCACCGTTAACCTCGGCTTTTTCAAGGCTTTCGGTGGTGCCCTTGGCGCGGTGCAGGGCTTCGTAGCGCCGAAGGGTTTCAGCTGCTGTTACCAGGTCTGCCAGAAGGTCAGGCGATGCCGCGATCAGCTTGGCGTCTGCGGCCTCATACACGAAGTCAACGACTTGCTCCTGATCTTCGTTGTAGTCGATTGCCCAGCCGCGCTGGCCTGGCCAACCTTGACCACCAGTCTTGCGAGCGATCCAAGGACCAGGAGTGTGCTTTTGATCGGTCATGACAGTTCCTTGCCGCGACGTGCGCAGCTCTTGAAGTTGAAAGTCAGGAGGTGATGCGGTCGGCAAGGGCGCTGAGCAGCATCAGGAAGGTGTAAATCGCGAGAACACGGAACGATCCGCGCCGAATCAGGAGGCGGCGCGCCCGCTGAAGACTGGTCATCGGAACACGTGGTAGGTAGTGGAGCGCGGCACCTGGCAAGTGCCCTGGCCGTCTTTCACGATGCCATAGGCGCCTGCGCCGCCGATCAGGATCACAACGAGAATCCAGTAGACGAGATTCATGGCCGAGCCCTCACAGCGATGCGCCCGCCTTTCATGGTCACCGACAGGCGCTGCGGGAGGCTGTCGACCAGATCCTCGCGCTTGCGGCCGATCACCTCATTGAAGGGCAGGCCGAAGCCAAGGATCGCGATGCGGCGCTCGATGTCGTCGAGCTGTTCATCGACCAACGTTTTCACCAGAGGGGTTGTCATGCCGAAACTCCTTTCAGATGCGTGTTGCGCTCGACGAACTTGGCGTCCAGCGCATCCCGATAACGATTGGCAGTGCGGGTGTCGATGATCTCGGCGAACTCCGCCATTTCGATCATGCCCATGACGAAGGTGCGATCCGGCACCGGAGTGCAGGACTTGCACATCTTCGCGATTTCGAGGCCCAGCCGGGCCAGTGCTGCCTGATTGCTCATAGCTCGTTGTCCTCGGCCTGGGCGATCAGCGCATCATCGACAAGGGGTCGAAGTAGGCCCTCAGCGATTTCGCCGAGCTTGCCCAGTGGGTGGTCGCTGGGGCCGAGCAGTTCGGCGGCGGCGACCTTGTCAGCGTGGCCGCGCTCGGCGGCGATCAGCAGGTAGCCCAGCGAAGCCGCGGTTACCTCGCAGTCTGCAAGCCGCCCGTTTGCATGCTCATCAACAGCCAGAGCGAACTGGGCGAGCGTGACGCCCTGAGCCGGCCGCATGCGGCGCTGGAACGAAACGTCGCAGCCGAACCGCACCAACTGCTCAGCGGCGCTGTACAGCCACTCAGCCCGAGCCACTTCCTGCGCACTCTCGCTCACCATCGGAGGCGACTGCGCGTCGTGCATGGCCTGACAAATCTTCAGTGCTGCGTTCATGCTGCCTCCGGCCAATGGCGCTCAATGCTCTCTTTTGCGTAAATGGACAGCCGCTCGTAACTGTTCACGCCACCGCAGCCGGGCATAGTTCCTTCCAGCTCGACGCAGGCGCGGATATCGCAGCGGAGCGAGCAAACCCAACCGCCGTAATGGCAGCGGTGAACTTCACCTTTCGGGGCGGGGTGATAGGCGAGGCCGCCTTTCCACGAAGGCGAGCCGCGCAGCTTCAGCCCGCAACCTCGGCAAACTGCTTGTGTATCGGTGCAGTCGTGCATGGCGACCTCCAGTGTTTGGGGTTAGGCGGTGGCTTTGGCGGTCCGGGCGATTCCGCTTGGCGATCCGGGAAGTGGAGCCGACCAGTTACGGTTGAAGTCGCACATCGCAGCAGCTGGTGAATCGCCGAAGCCTGCAACACCGCTTTGCAGATCGGTGCCATACAGCGCGCACCACTGGTTTCCATCAACGGACAGAACGGGCCGATACAAGACGCTGTATTCGGTCATGCACTCTTGAATACTGCTGAAGCACTGCGCGGCGTAGTGCGAGATAGAGCTGCAAGCCATTTGACTGTGTTCATCGTTCATCACGGAAACCTCTGTGGTTGATCCAACAAAACTCGGATGCACTCATCCGCTCCGCTGGTTGCCGTTGGGCGCGGAGGGGAGTGCATTCGGGTGATGTCGGGGGAGAGTGGCCCGGTCTCGCTGCTGGCGACAGACCGGGTTTGCAGCGTCAAGTTGTCTTCGTGCGCTGGGGTGGCCTACCTCATTCGGCCGATGCGCGGTGACATCGACGGCCTACTGTCCGCTGCCTGTATGTGTGTTGGGCGCCGGCCTTCAGGCTTGCCGCGCCGCGCAGGTGAATCGATCACTATTACATGATGGTCATCCTCCTATTGCTCGCTCACTGGGCAGGCAGTGGCCAGCTATTGAATGGGTGATGCAGGTGGGCGGTTATAGGCCGCAGTTTCGTCCGCATCGGGGTGTGATCTGGCCGGGGCTCAACCGGCATTCGGCGGAAGGGGTAGCCCTGAAGGCGACCGGTTGGCACATCCGCTGCCCGAGACTTAGCCTCAGATCACACCCCGATGCGCTCTCATAGAGAGGATCGGGCAGTTAACGACAGGCTGTCGTGGCGCTGGTTGTTCAGTCGTCGAACCCGTAAGAGAAATCGCTTTCCTCGCAGTCGATCAGCAGAACGGCTTCACCGAAGTAAAGCGAAGCCAGGATGCGCTCCCATTTCGAGCGGATATTCATTTTGATCGAGACCTTTTTCGCATCGAGCTGGGCGCTATACACATTCCCGAATTCGACTTTCGGTCTCCAGTGGTCTCCGGTTTCGCGCTCACCTTCAACCATCACATGGAGGTTGTGTTTGAGGCTGTAGTCGCTACGGCGCTCATTGCTGTAGCTGTACCGGCTCCCACCTTCTGGCTGCGGATCGAAGTAGATGTGGTAGAACTTGTGAGAATGGCTGTCGTCTTCAGTGATGCGGATTTCCGGGGCGCTCCATCGCTCGTCCGCAGCCTCTTCTTTGTGCTCATCAATGAATGCTTCGAGCAAATCCTTCAGCGAAATCTCTCCTGTGAGCAGACCTTCACCGGTCAACACCTCTGTGATGGATGCGTCGGCCTGCTTCATGATTGCCGACTCCATGCCCGCTGCCTCCCAGCGCTCCCGCAAAGCATTGGCGATCAGTGCGTTGTAGCGCTGAAGCTCAAACATGTCGGTGACATTGGCCGGAAAGGCTTCCTTCACGGCCGTTTTTATTGATTCGCCGATGGTGCCATAAGATCTGAAGGCGTCTTCGACGACGCTTTTGAACATCTTGTCGATGCCCTCATCGATCAGCTCGCGAGGGCGATCAGACAGGGCGTAGGTGCTGACACGTTCGGCCAGCAGTTGCTGAAGCGTTTGTTCGCTCATTTGATGCTCCGTGCTTGATCGGTTGATTTCCCGTCTGGCCCTGTCGCCAAGGCCAGCCAGTGAAATCTGTTTTTCTCCGCACCCGCTTACCAGGTCATTCACTCAGTTCGGTCAACACCTCGTCCGCCGTCGCAGTGGGCTGCGCGTGGGCAGGCTTTCGGGCCTGTCGGATCGCCGGTCGCCGGTAGAGGCAAGTGCGGTTTTGTTCATCGGTTTACTGACCTCCCACCGATGGAGCCGGGAGTGACCTAACCGGACTGGCCGGGTAGTCGTTCATGGCACTGGTTGTTAAAGAGCGGCGGACGGAAGCCCTTCGCAGTGGCTGTGTGTCGCTGCGATGGACTTAATATAAGTGAGCTTATTTTTACCGTCAATAAGCATGCTTATATATTTTTCTGAGGTCGATAAAAAGCCCGCTCAGTGGCGGGCTCATTTACGCGTCGCAGTATTCTCGCCAGCCAATCCTGACGGTTCCGCCTTCCAGTGCCTCTACCAGGACGCCAGACGTTTCGCCAATCTCATCAAGCAGGCGCTGCCAGTCTTCGGGCGCTTCATGCTCCAGCCTACACACCGTGACCACCTGGACCTTTTGAACGCCTGGCGAGGCAATCAGCGACTGAAGGCGTCGACCTGCGGCTTCGTAAGAAGAGGGCCGTTTCGATGTGGTAAAAGCTGGGATGGGCATGTTGTACTCCTTACTATAGCTGTATGAATGTACAGTATTGATGTTGCCATAACCTTGCAAGCGGCAACTGATATTTTCATGCATAAGTGCATATTCGGGCGGGCTGCTTTTCACCGGGCATGAAAAAGCCCGCACTTGGCGGGCTAGCTGGACCAGCATGTGTCAGTCGGTAATCGGTGGGTACTTGCCGCTCACCGAGTCTCTATACACGATCTCGCTGAATAGTCTGGGGCCGTCGCGCATCGTAATTAAGGCTTGCTTGGCTTCTTCTTTCGTTTCGTATGGCCCCGCCCCAACAGCCAGACCTCGCATTGAAACAACGGGCAAGCCGGCGGCAGCGATGGCCTCTATTGTGCGCTGCTGCTCTACCTCATCGCGACAGGCAGTTGATGCCACCCATCCATATTCCAGTCGTGGACTTGCGATCGGCTCGACGTCTGCACCGCAGTGCTTGCACTTAATCGCAGCAGTCTTGATGCTCTCAGCACACACAGGGCAGGGGCGGGTATCTTTCCCTGCCTGGGCAGCAGCAGGTGAGCCCTTACCGCCCAACAAAACCATGAGCAGGCCAGCAAGCGCGATCATACCGCCGACAATGGTGTGGATCTGACGGTCGGCCATCAGGCCCATGTTATTGACTCGCCCGCCGGCGCCAGTCGGCACGGACACGTCCATGCTCAGCGCGAAGATCAGCCAGCACACGCCGACGATCAGCGCGAACGTCCCAAGTCCTTTCATTGGATCCCTCCCGTAATTGTGCCTGTACTTTACCATTCACGGCGTGTGGCTACCATTCGTGGGGCAGGGAACGGTGGATACAAGAAGCCCGGCGCTGGGCCGGGCTTGTTCATTCTTGAAGTTTATAACCAAGATAGTAAAGGCCCCAGAACGTGGCGAGAAGCATCTGATAAACCGAAGTAAAAAGACAAAACAACGCCACGACTAGCAAATAGTGGCCAATAGGCGATTGGCTATATGTGAATTCATCAATTGCTGGTCCGAACGAAAGTAGAGCAATGCAAAAAAAGACTATCGCAATGCTCTCTCCCGTAAGAAAGGCAAATAACATCGCAAGGAATCGACGTCTAGTTAGATCTATCGTGTTCTCTAGCCCTCTGAGCTTAACAACTACCTTTGGTGTTGGTTCAGGTAGAATGTCATCAATATCCAACCTTCCGAACGTTGCTATAGCTGCCAATGCGGCTATGTAAAATCCGGGCAGTGACTGCACAAACGAAAGTATCATCGATATCATCCCGCCGGGCGATATAAGTAGTTTGGCGGAGGATAGGCTTACTATAAGCGTGATTGTTATAAGCGACAGGATGAATGGATACAGCCAATCCACCACCCATTTGTAAGGGTGTTTGATTGCCAAATAGCCAAACGGCTTCAGTAGCTGACCTATTAACATTTTTCACCCCATGAGCGATAGAACTTCCTTGATTATAAAGTTGTTTGCCTTGTCGAAGCTATTGGTATTTACTAGGGGTGCCGTAATAGTGTGTCGCTTAATGTACTTGTCGTTATCTATCAGCTTACCTGAGTCGGCCGATATTGTAGCCTCTCGTGGCTCGCCATCAGCGTTCTTGAAACGCAGACGCATCTGTTTATATTCAACGTTTTTCTTGATAATTTTATTTCTGATTTGCCTCACTGACGACGATATTGAGGCTATTAAACCAGGCTCTGGTTTTAACTCAATTGTACGAAGTCTCTCCTTGACTGCGCCGCTGTCGTCCCAAGTCGCTCCTTCCTCCGAAAAGCTTAGAAGTTGTATTGATGAAAGTGTGCCTCCGTTTAGATCATTCTCAAATTCGGCTGACGGGTGCCCTTGAAACTCAATCTGATGAAGTAAATGAACTAAAACAGGATTGCCTTTGGAGTCTCTAGCCCCGTTTGCATTTGGGATCATGTATTGAGCGGGGAATTGCTTTTTACATGCGCGGAAAAGGAACCTAATATAGTCGCTAATGCTACTTGCGTGTAAGCCGGAGCCAAACACTGTTTCGATAACGCAAAGGTAATAGTTGTCACCCTTTACAGGGTTTAGATCTAGCACAACATGAGCTGAATAGTCACCGCCGTGACCAGGCGGCTTTGAATGGACTACTCTACTCTTGAGGTCGGGGTCGCTCGAAACTGCGTCAGGTGCGTTAGGGTCGCTTCTGTTGATAAGTAGAATTAACTTGTCGCCTTTAAGCTGCAGGTCAGAAAGATAGAGTTTGGCAGAGGTTTCTGTTCTACCTTTTTTTACTATTTTGTCCCCACTCGTAAAAAGAAGACTAATATCGCTGTGAAGTTCTCTGAGTGTTTTCGGTGTCGCGTCAAAGCAGGCTAGATTAGCTGCCGCTCTAGAGATCCCCATGGCAGATATTTTCAGGTCGTAAAATGTCGCAGTCCTGTGCATGGCATCCCCGTCGTTACAAGTGTCAGCAATGGTTATTAGAGTTTCTATTAAAGTGCTATTTGCATCAATCTGGTCGGGGTGTCGATGTACCTTGCCTCCCAAGAATACCTTTCTTGTATCTCATTCTCGCATGCCATAGAAGTGGTTAAGCGCTATGAGCTCAATCACCGCCACGAAAATGCAGAGCACATCGAAGCCAGGACTGAATACCCGCTTGCGGTTGGATGAGCTGCCGTCCGGTCAAATGCCAGAGTTGCTTGTGAAAGCCACCATGAACGCTAGCAGAGTATAGGTCCACAACTTGCTCAAAAAGCACTGCGATCGCCATGATCTCTACGGTTTTCCAAGGCGGAGGGCATCAGTAAAACTTCTGCAGCGCCTGCACAACCACACCCACGATGCGACAGTTCTCATCGACTGACTCGATGGGGTAGCTTGGGTTCAGCGGTTTCAGGAACAGCCGGCCGCCGTCGCTGACCAGCTTTTTGAATGTCGCTTCATTACTGTCCGGAAGCTTGGCCACGACAAGCTTACCTGGTGCGACCTCAGCTTCTGTATCCACCAAGATTAGCGTGCCTTCGGTGATGCTCTGGCCGGCGGGCGCTGTCATCGAGTCACCTTTGACTGTCAGCCAGAACGCAGGGCCTTTGGAGTCGTACTCTGAAAACTCGTATCGATCTGAAATCCCGGCGGGGTAGGGCTCAACGGCTTCCGCCCAAGAGCCGGCAGAAACCCAACTGATCACTGGATAGCGATAGCTATGCAATGGCTGCTCAGCCATCGATACGTTCGACTCCTCTTTAGAATCGACGACCATCGGCCCGATGTTGTCCGACAGCCAAATAGCGCTCACGCCGGTGGCGTGCGCGATCTTTGGAAGATGCGCGCTCTGTAGGTTTTTGCCCCTCTCCAACTGAGAGATCACCGGTTGCTCAACCCCCACCATTTTCGCAAGTGGGGCCTGCTTTAGGCCGGCGTATTCACGGGCTGCTTTTACGCGTTCTGCAAGTGTGCTCATGCACATGAATTTATAAGTTCCCTTATTGCCTTGCAAATAAGCGTGCTTCTACTTACGATATAAGCAGGCTTATCAGGAGGGCTCTCAAATGACCCCAATCGAAAGGCTCGTCGACTTCTTCGGCGGGCAAACCAAAACCGCATTAGCGCTAGACGTTTCTCAGGCAGCAGTTTCGTACTGGGTTGCCGGGATTCACCCGATGCGCGCCGAAAAAGCTTTCAAGGCTGAAGAGCTGACCGGCGGAAAGATCACTGCCCGCGAACTGTGTATTCCCCAAAAGGACGCTCAATCCGCCGCCTGAAAACTATGTCCGCCGATCCATTGAGCGAATGATCGCTTTTGCATCGGAAGGGCACCACGGAAACAAATTTGAGGTTTTACGAATGGAAGATTTTCTGCGGGCCTGCCAGAGCGCTGTTCTGGACAACGAAGCCAAGACACTGGCTGCAAAGATGGGCGTTCCTCACGTCGGCCTACTTCAGCGCGCCAATCCGGACAACGACGCACACCACCTGACCGTGGAGCATCTGTTCGGGATTCTGCTGCACACAGGCGAAATGCGCCCTCTAGCGGCACTGGCGAGCGAGTTTGGTTTCGACCTCGTTGCGAAAGCTGCGCCAGAGCCGCAAGCGTTGACCAAATCACTGATCAACGTCGGCAAAGAGGTCGCCGATCTGACCATCGCGGTGCACCAGGCGCTGGATGACAACCACGTCAGTTCTTTCGAGAAAAACTTGATCCGCCAGGAGATCAGCCACGTTCGGCAGAGCCTAGACGTGATGGATGCCTCGGTGAAGGCTGCCTGAATCCCGGGCACAAAAAAGCCGACGGAGAAGGTCGGCTGATTCGCAAAACTAGAGACGCCCGATTATGCAGAGCCAGCCAAATTCCAGCAACACCCCGAACAATGTCGCGGCACGTTTTAACCAATCACAAAACGTGTCGCGTACCAACTCAGTAATTCCTTTCGACTTCGATGGCGGCGCCATCCGCGTAATCACCGACGAGCTCGGCGATCCGTGGTTCGTTGCCCGTGATGTCGCTGACGCCTTGGGCTATGCCAAGCCAGAGAACGCTATCTCTCGTCATTGCAAGGCCGCGACCACTACCCCGAAACAGGGTGGTGGTTTCATGACCGTAATTCCTGAGCGCGATGTCTATCGTCTGGTGATGCGCTCCAAGCTGGTCGGCGCCGAACGTTTCGAGGAATGGGTGGTTGGTGAGGTTCTGCCTAGCATCCGCAAGACCGGGAAATTCGACGCCGCCAGCCCAAGCAGTTCAAAGGTTGTCGGGGAACTCGCGCTCATGGAGTGTTACACGCGCCTGCTCAAGCCTTCACCATCCAGCCAAGTGATGATGCTGGCGAGGATCGCGACCAATAACGGTCTGGAGTCGAGCTTCCTGCCGGGTTACGCGATCGATGCCGCGCCAGATGCCATTGGCGGCAGCTCGATGCCGACGAAGGCGGCTACCGCGTTGATCAAGGAAAACGGCGTCGCTTGCACAACGCGGGCGTTCAACCTTGCTCTTGAAGCCCACAGTTTCCTCAAGCAACTCCAGCGCAAGAATTCTAAGCAGGAAATGGTCGACTTCTGGTCGGTCACTGACAAGGGGCTGGCCTACGGCAAGAACCTCACCAGTCCCCAATGTCCGCGCGAGACACAGCCTCACTGGTACGTGGATCGCTTCTTCGAACTGGCCAAATTGGTCGGGAAGGCCTGATATGCAATTTACCGTCACGATCAATCAGGTGAAGGCGTTGGAGTGGGGCCTGAATTCTCAGCAGGCCCTGCTGTTCGCCTTCGTCTACGGCTGTCCAAGCTGGACGAAGCCAATCAAGACTGATGACGGGATCTTCTTCGCGCTGAGCAAGGCCAAGATCATCGAGGAGCTGCCGCTGCTCACCGACAAGCCGGACACTGCTTATCGCATGCTGAAGGCCCTAGAAGAGGCCGGTCTGATTGAGCTTTCCAGCACTTCGAACATCACGCTGTTTCGCTTGACCGAGAAGGCGATTGAGTGGAACCAGAAGCTGGACGGGTCGGAAAAATATCCGACCCCACCAAAGAACGAAGGTCGGAAAAAAATCCGATCTGCCTCGGAAAAAAATCCGAGCAAGGTCGGAGAAAAATCCGAGCAAGGGTCGGAAAAATCTCCGACAAATCAGGATACCAATCATCAGGGTACCAATCAGGATACCAGTCAGGACTTGCAAGGCAGCCCGGACAAGCCGGCCCGCAATCTGGTTCTCGTGGTCGATCGCACCGATGCGCCACGAGTTGAGATTCCCGCTGACATGCCGGGCCCAAAAGATCAGTCCTGCAAAACCTTCAAGGTCTGGGCGAACTACGCCATGGCCTACCGCAAGCGCTACAGCACCTGGCCGGTGTGGAACGCCAAAGTCGGTGGACAGCTCGGTCAACTGGTCGACCGCCTCGGCGCCGATGTCGCTCATCACGTCGCAGCTCACTTTCTGAAAACCAGCGATGCCGCCGTTCTGCGCAAGTGCCACAGCCTCAACGAACTGCTGGCCAACGCCGAGAGCTATCACACCCAGTGGGTGACGGGTCAGCGCATCAACGGAACAACCGCGCGCCAGATGGAACGCACCGAGGCGAACGTATCCGCTGCCGAGCAAGCCGCGCAAATGGTCTTGGCCAAGCGCCAAGCGGGAGAGCGCAATGAATACCTTTGAAATGAACGACCAGCAAGTTGCCGGGCTCGCTGCCGCAATCTGCGCCACCGCCGAGGCCATGGGTCAGGAAATGAACCCTGGCACCGCGGCGATCATGGCCGAAGACCTCTGCGCCTACCCGGTACCGGTTGTGAAAGCCGCTCTGAAGGCCTGCCGCTTTGAGGTGAAGGGCAAATTGGCAATGGCCGACATTCTTCAGCGCGTTCAGGTTGCTGACGGCCGCCCAGGCAAGGACGAGGCCTGGGCGATCGCGATGACCACCAACGATGAATTCGAAACCGTGGTGCTGACCGACGAGATCCAGCTCGCACTCGCAGCGGCGAAACCTGTCCTTGATGCCGGCGACAAGGTCGGTGCGCGCATGGCGTTCAATAGCGCCTACGAGCGTTTGGTCGGCCAGGCGCGGGAGGACAACAAGCATGTCAATTGGCATGTGTCCGTCGGCTTCGACGCCAACCGCCGCACGCAGGCGATCACCAAGGCTGTGCAGATGCAGCGGATCCCGCAAGAGCGAGCTCAGCAGTACCTGGCCGACTTGAGTGTCGCGCCGGTCACTGAAGACGGTCGTGCGGTTGTTGCGCTGCTCACCGGTGAGATTGCGCGGCCTTCTCCAAAGCTGCGCGAGAAGCTCGCCGCGGTGAAAAATTCGATGCTCGCCATGCGCCAGGCATCGGCCGAGGAAAAAACAGAACTGCGAATTCTGGCAGCTAATGAGCTGGCGGATCGCCGGGCGCTGCTCATTCAGCAGGCAGAACAATTGGAAGCAAGGAGCGCGGCTCAATGACCATCGACAAACAAAAACTCCAGAAGCTGCTGTGGGCCGAAGCTGCGTCCTACCGTGCCGACTGCGCTGACTGGAAGCGCAACACCGAGGCGCTGCAGGAATACCTCGGGGAGAAGACCGTGGAGGAGGTGGCGCTTGAGCTGTTGGCCGAGAACGAGCGACTGACACGGCAACTCGGCGAGTTGATCAACGGATTGCCGAACAAGGTGGCCACCCATGGCTGACAAAATCTCCGTGAACTGTCAGGCCAAGCTCTCCGAGGCCATCACGAAGCTTAGCGCCATGTACCGCGACAAGAAGTTCGTCGTGGTGTCGCTGCGCCCGGGTAAAGACCGCACGCTTGATCAAAACCGTCTCTGGTTCGCGATGTACAAACGCATCGCCGAGATGACCCAGATCGGCGATGAGGCCGACGCTCGCCGCTACTGCAAGTTGCACGTCGGCGTGCAGATCCTGCTGAACGAGGATGCCGGGTTTCAGGCTGAGTGGTACCGCGTCATGCGCCACCTCCCGTATGAGACGAAGCTGGCCATGATGGGCGGCTGCAAACTCTTCGGCCCGGACGGATTCCCGGTAACCAGTCTGTTCAACCGCGCACAGGGCGTGGCCTATACCGACCGCATCGTCGCGCGCTTCTCTCAGCAGGGCGTGTACTTCGATGATCTGTTGAGCCAGGAGGCTGCATGACGATCGCAAGGAAGCAGCCGAAGCCGAAGAAATGTCGCGTCGATACCTGCAGGGCCTCATTCGTCCCGTCGCGGATGGGGCAGGCGGTTTGCAGCCCAGCCTGCGCGGCCATCGATGCACCGCGTCACATGGAGAAAGCCCGCAAGGCCATCGCCCAGCGCGATCGCCGCGAGATCCAGGTGCGCAAGGAGAAGCTGAAGAGCAGGGCGGATCACCTGCGCGAAGCCCAGGCAGCCGTGAACGAGTACGTCCGCCTGCGTGACGCACACCTGCCTTGCATCAGCTGCGACTCGATGCCGAACGACAACGACCTGATGACCGGCAGCCGCTGGGACGCCGGGCACTACCGATCTGTCGGCGCCTGCCCGGAGCTGCGATTCGAACCGCTGAACATCCACCGCCAGTGTGTGAAGTGCAACCGCAACCTGTCGGGGAACGCGGTCGAGTACCGCATCCGGTTGGTGCAGCGCATCGGCGCCGAAACCGTGGCATGGCTCGAAGGGCCTCATGAGCCCCGCAAGTACACCGTCGAAGAAATCAAAACCATCAAGGCCGAATTCCGAGCCAAGACAAGAGAGCTGAAGAAAGGGGAAGCCGCATGAAGCTGATCAACGCAAGACAGGTCTGGACTGAAGCGCAGCACGAATCGAACGCGTCGATCAGCGCTCTGGGCATCGAGCGCGGGGCATCGGCACCGGTGAAGAAGGGCGCCCGGATGCGCCGGCATGAGGCTGTATTCGCCGCGCTGGGCGATGACAAAGAGGAGCGTATTGAAATCGTTCGTCAGCGGATCAGCATCAGCGAGACGCGCCGTACGCCGGTTGGTCGCTCGACTGCCCGCGCTGCACACCTGGCTACGATCGGTAAAGTGCTGCGCGCCATCGACACGCTTCCATTTCAGGTGCAGCAGCTCGGGCACTATCTCTACCATCCGTGCATGACGATGGTTCACGTGCTCAACGCGGAGAAGCTGATCTGGAATGATGTCGATTTTTCCGCTCTGACGGACGCCAAGGCTGCGAAAGCTCATTGCATGATCACCATGGCCCTGCAGTCTTACAAGATTGAGGCGCATGGCGGAGAGCAGTGGGGGCCGGCACGGGTTGCCGAGGGAATGCTCAAGCTCTACGGTGTTCGTATCGAGCCGAAAGTGTGGGATCGCGATTGGAAGGATGTGTGGAATTTCCTGCGGACAGCGATCTCCGAAGTGGATGTACAGGCGTTACGGCCGGTATGGCAGGTTATATTTGATGAAAATTCTGAGGATGCGGCATAAAAGTGTTGCTATGTTGGGGTTTGTGAGGTAATTTTTCCATAGTGCACAAGTAACGCGAAACGCACACGGATCTCAGAACCCGGCCATGCGCCGGGTTTTTTCATGACCAATGTTTAATCCGACATCTGCACACTGGTATGATTGGCCCATGAGCAGGTTCACTACCGGCCAACCAGTTTCTGGGGACATGGTTCGAATCCCGTTACGCAGCCTTCCTTGATGGCGATCCTTTTTTTGACGATGGTTATTTTGACCGCACTTTCAAGCTTCATCGGATCGCTGAACGCAACAGTTCATTTTGCGTGCAAGGAGTTACAGATGATCAAAACATTGGCAGCAACATTCGTTAACGCAACATTTGTATCAATCGTCGCCGTCCTAGCGGGATGCGTAGCAAACGGTAACGTCCCCGATTAATCCGAGGTATAACCTCCCGAAACAGCCCCGCAGACGCGGGGCTGCTTTTTTACACCATGAAGCCTCGGCATTTGCCGGGGCTTTTTCGTTTTCGGCTCCCCACACCCATAGCCCCGAGCTGGGAGTGCAGCGGACGCCGGATTTATCAATCTCCCCAAGGGGGAGGCAACCCGGATGCCAAACATGCCTGACAAGCCAGACACATGGGCCAAGCTCTGGCTGGCGTTGAGCAATCCGCTAATGGCGGGCGTCATCATGGCCATCACCGTTTGCTTGCTTCGCGTCATCTACGACGGAAAAGAAACCAGCGTGCGCCGGATCATTTTCGAGGCTCTGATTTGCGGATCGCTGAGTCTGGTCGCGTCCAGCGTCATTGAGTGGATGGCCTGGCCTTCAAGCCTATCGATCGCTGCCGGTGGCACGATCGGCTTCCTCGGCGTGACAGCCATACGCGAGCTGGTGACCCGATTCCTGGGTCGCAAGGCGGATGCCGCATGAAGACCTTCGCTGCAGCAATCATTATCGCCTTGGTCGGCCTACTCCTCATTGGGATTCAGCAGTCGCGCGTCGTCGCCCTTCGCGGGGAGGTGGCATTCGAAGCGAGCGAGAAGAAGAAGGCGGTTGACGCCAACCTCGAAAGCCAGGCCACGATCACCACACTGCGCGCCGAAGCCCAGCGCAACGCCGATTACCAGAGAGACCTGAACAAGCGGTTACAGGCCAGCCAGGCCAAAGCCAGAAAGGCGGAGAAGAACTTTGAAGAACTCAAGCGCAACAGCAAGCCTGTTCGTGACTGGGCTGCTCAGCCTCTGCCTGACGGCCTGCGCGGGAAAGCCGGAGGTGGTAACAAAGACAGCGGCGGTAAGAGTCGAGCCCCCTGAGCTGGTGCCATGTGAGCGGGTAGCTGATGAAGAGCTCGCCGACAACGGCCAGCTCTGGGAGTTGAAGAACCAAGCCATCAACCTGCTCGACACCTGCGCAGATCAGGTGGACGCGCAGATCAAGCGCAGCCAGAGCAAGTAGGTCGCGACACGTTTCGCGAGAGTGCAAATTGTGTCGCAACACTGGTCAAGAGACACTATCGCGCTTGTATTGACCATGAAGCTGCTTGAGCGCTCCTTGATATTCGGAAGCGGTGAGCTTGGACTTAAGCCTCGCCATGACGTCCTGAGCGGCTGAGCTCACCGTCTCAGTGTTCCTCCCGGTTCGCTCCGCCCACTCTGAAGCTGCCGTCAATACTGCTGTTTCATCAATGCGATGGCTCACTTGCGGATTTCCCTTGTTGAGTGCAGCTAATCTTAGCCGAGTAGGCGGATGGATATGAAATGATTCGACCGACTCCGCCTGAGTCGCTGCTCAACCTGTCTGAGATGGCCAGCCTCGGTATTCGCCTGATCCCTGCGCCCGAGGTGTGGGAGTGGCTACAAGCCGAGATCCTCGCTGACACAGGCAGCATCCACAACGAAGACCATGCCCATCTGATCGATGCGGACGTGAGAGTCATGTGGGCGTCTGCTGCCTTCACGAAGAAGGGTCGGACGGTGGTCGGCCAGGCGGAGCAGGTAGCGTTCCGTGCAGGTGGTTGGCAGAAGGCCCGGATGGAACAGCAGATGCTGGATTGGTTCGGCGACGTGCCGGACTACATCATCACCTTGGCTGCCGATTACTGCGCTCAATGCAGCGACGCTGACTTCTGCGCACTGGTCGAGCATGAGCTGTACCACATCGCTCAGGCGACCGATCAGTACGGCGCACCCAAGTTCACCCAGGAAGGATTGCCCAAGCTTGAGATGCGCGGACACGACGTTGAAGAGTTCGTCGGTGTGGTGCGTCGGTATGGGGCGAGCCCTCAAGTGCAAGAGCTGGTGGACGCTGCAAGCAGTCCTGCTGAGGTGGGGAAATTGAACATTGCGAGGGCCTGCGGAACCTGTCTGCTCAAGTCGGCCTGATTCTGGACAGGCTCTGGACGGATGAAAATCTATGGCAGCCCTTCAAAACGACGTGAAGGCCTTTATCGTTCAGGCCTTGGCGTGCTTCGACACGCCTTCACAGGTTGTTGAAGCCGTCCAAAAGGAATACGGGATATCGGTGACGCGCCAGCAGGTGGAGACACACGATCCCACGAAGACATCAGGGAAAGGCTTGGCCAAGCGCTGGGTAACGATGTTTGAAGATGCCAGAAAGCGCTTCCGCGAAGAAACCGCAGAGATCCCGATCGCCAACCGAGCGTTCCGACTCCGCGCCATGAATCGGTTTGTCGAACGGGCGGAGTCGCTGAAGAACATTGGCCTGGCAATGCAGATCCTTGAGCAGGCCGCGAAGGAAGTCGGCGACGTTTACGTCAATCGCCACCGGAAGGATGAGTCAGACGATGAGCCGGCAATCCCGACGCGCATTCAGGTCGACGTAGTGGACGCGAGGAGGCCGAATGCCGAGCCTTAACGTTCCGCAGTCGCAATTCCTCTTGTTGCCCCACAAGTTTCGCGCTTTCGTTGCTGGTTTCGGCTCCGGGAAGACTTGGGTCGGATGCTCAGCGCTCAGCAAGCATTTCATGGAGTGGCCCGGCGTCAACGCTGGGTACTTCGCACCGACCTACCCGCAGATCCGCGATATCTTCTATCCCACGATGGAGGAGGTGGCTTACGACTGGGGGCTGAAGACCAAGATCAACCAAGCGAACCATGAGGTTCACATTTACAGCGGCCGGCAGTATCGCGGCACTGTGATTTGCCGGTCGATGGAGAAGCCGCAAACAATCGTCGGCTTCAAGATCGGTCACGCCCTGGTGGATGAGCTGGACGTGCTGACGTCGATCAAGGCTCAGCAAGCCTGGCGCAAGATCATTGCCCGGATGCGTTACAACCTGCCCGGGCTTAAAAACGGCGTGGACGTGACCACGACGCCGGAAGGCTTCAAGTTCGTCTTTCTCCAATTCGTCAAGCAGCTGCGCGACAAGCCGGCGCTGAAGGAAATGTATGGACTGATTCAGGCCAGCACCTTCGACAACGAACTGAACCTGCCTGACGACTACATCGCCTCGCTGATGGAGTCGTATCCCGAGCAGTTGATCCGCGCGTACCTGAATGGCCAGTTCGTCAACCTGACGTCCGGATCGATCTACCACGCCTACGACCGCAAGCTGAACCAGTGCTTCGACACTGTGCAGCCCGGCGAGCCGCTGTTCATCGGCATGGACTTCAACGTCGGCAAGATGGCGGCGATTACGCACGTCAAACGTGACCAGGGCCTGCCGCGCGCCGTGGACGAATTGATGGATGGCTACGACACGCCTGACATGATTCGTCGAATCAAAGAGCGGTACTGGGAACACACCGGCAACGACTACAAGAAGACCTGCGAGATCCGGATCTACCCGGACGCCTCCGGCGATTCGCGCAAATCTGTTAATGCCAGCCTCACCGATATCGCCATGCTCAAACAGGCAGGCTTCACGGTCATCGCGCCGGCGGCAAACCCACCTGTGAAGGATCGGATCAACGCCATGAACGCCATGTTCTGCAATGCGCAGGGCGAGCGCCGCTATTTGGTCAACCCGTTTACGTGTCCGACCTACGCCGACGGCCTAGAGCAACAGATCTGGGCGCCCAACGGCGAGCCGGACAAAAGCCAAGGCAACGACCACGCCAACGACGGCGGTGGTTACTTCATTCACCGCGAGTACCCGATAATCAAACCGGTCACCGCTATCAAAATGGGATACGCCCGATGAGCAACGACGTCTCCTACAAGCGGGCGGATTACATCGAAGCACTGGATCGCTGGTCCACCGTTCGCGACGTTTGCGCTGGCCAGCACCGGGTTGTCGACCGACTGCCTTACATCAATGCTCACGATAAATCGCCGGAGAACGTTGATCGCAACAAGGCTTATCGCGAGCGGGCGGTGTTCAAGAATGCTACCGGTCACACGCGAAACGGCTTACTCGGTTTGGCGTTTCACAAAGATCCGACGCTGGTCGTGAAAAAGAAACTGGAGTATTTGCAGGACAACGCCAACGGCTCCGGTGTAAGCATCTATCAGCATTCGCAAGGTACGCTGGAAAAGGTGCTTGAGGCTGGACGGCATGGTCTGTACGTCGACTATCACCAGGACGCCGGCACCGGTGGCCACTCCGTGATCCTGTCGTACTGCGCCGAAGACATCATCAACTGGCGCACGGGCATGGTGAACGGTCACAGCGTGCTGATCCTGGTGGTGCTGCGCGAGTCGCCGGAAATCGAAGATGGATTCGGCTTCAAGGTGATCGAGCAGTATCGCGAATTGGCTCTCGAGGATGACGGTTTTGTCTGCCGTGTTTGGCGCCGATCCGGGCCAAAAGGTGGCGGGCCGCTGGCCGTTGTTCGGGAGTTCAAACCCACCGGCGCCGCCGGCCGCCTGAAGGAGATCCCGTTCACCTTCGTCGGCGCGCAGAACAACGATCCGAGCATTGACGAGTCACCGCTCTACGACATCGCCATGATCAACCTGGGCCATTACCGGAACAGTGCCGACTACGAAGACAGCGTCTTCTGGTGTGGCCAGGCCCAGCCTTGGATTTCCGGATTGGATGAGCAGTGGCGCGACTGGATGGAGAAGAACGGCGTCTACGTCGGCTCCCGCGCACCCATGATGCTGCCGGCTGGTGGTGAGTTCGGCTACGCCCAGCCACTGCCGAACACGCTGGTGAAGGAGGCCATGGCTGACAAGAACCAGATGATGATCGAGCTGGGCGCACGAATGGTCGTGGCTTCCCTCTCGTCGAAAACGGCGACCGAAGCCCGCGGTGATCAATCGGCATCGACCTCAGTGCTCGCCGGCTGCGTGGCGAACGTCAGCGAGGCTTACACCCGGGCGATCATGTGGTGCTGCACATACATGGGCGTCGACGACGCGAAGGTTTCCTACCAGATCAATCAGGAATTCGTGGAACTGACGGCTGATCCTCAGATGATCACCGCGTTGGTTGGGCTCTGGCAAAACGGCGGCTTCGCCAAAGCGGACCTTCGGACTTACCTTCGCAAGTTGGGCCTGATTGCGCCGGAGCGCACCGACCAGCAAATCGATGGTGAGCTGGCAGAGCAAGCCGACGGCTTGGGCTTGGACGATGAGGACAAAATAGATGGCGGCAAACCAAGCAATCCTTGACGCCACGATCCGGCACGCGGTCTTCCTAGAAAAGCTGAAGACAGGTGAGGTCGGCAAATTTGCGCCGTTCCTGAAGGAGATCGACCGTTCGATCCGCGACCGGCTTACCCAGTCGGATTTGACTGAATACAACGTGAAGCGGCTGGAAGCGCTGCTGAAAGAGGTCGACAGTTTGCTGTTGGGTATCTTCGACCGCTACAGCGCACAATTGAACCTCGACCTGATCGACATCGCGAATTACGAGGCTGAGTTTGAAGCGTCGAGTCTGGCCCGGTCGGCGCCGGTTGGAGTCTCGTTCGATGTGGTCGCACCGACGGCAGCAGCTATCCGCACTGCGGTGCTGACCAATCCCCTCGGTGTGCGTGGTACCGGCGGCGGCAAGCTGCTGAAGTCGTTCATCAAGGGCTGGACCAGTGCCGAGCGCGAGCGCGTCACCGGCACCATCCGGCAGGGCTTCTTCGAAGGACAAACGAACTTCCAGATCATACGCAACATTCGCGGAACAAAGTCGGCCGGCTACAAGGACGGCATTCTCGCCACCACCAACCGCAATGCCAGCACGGTCGTGCACACTGCGATTCAGCATGTGTCCTCTCAAGCGCGCATGGAGGTTGCCAAGGCCAATACGGACGTCGTGTCCGAGATTGAGATGGTCGCCACGCTGGACAGCAAGACCAGCCAGCAGTGCCGATCGATGGATAAGCGACGGTTTCCAGTCGACTCTGGCCCGCGGCCACCGTTTCACCCGAATTGCCGCACCACATTTGTCCTGCTGACCAAACTCAGTGAGATGTTCGCCAAGGGCGCTACCCGGGCTTCCGTGGGCGCAGATGGAGCTGGGCAGGTCAGCGTGAGCCTCGACTATTACCACTGGCTTCAGCAACAGCCAGCGGCGTTTCAGGACGTGGCAATCGGGCCGGTACGGGCGAAGCTCTTCCGCGAGGGCGGGTTAAGCGTCGAACGCTTTGCAGAGCTCCAACTCGATCGCAACTTCGCGCCATTGACACTGGTGCAGATGAAAGCGCTGGAGCCGCTGGCGTTTGAGCGTGCGGGATTATGATTGCTTGATCAGCATCCTTTTCTCTGGGAGTCCAGGTCTTCCATGTACTGGTAATACGCGTCTTTCCACTCTGTTACGAGTCTCTCGTATTCCGAGGTTATGAAGACAGGTCTTTCGAAAGATTTGTAGTCTGAAACCCTAACAGTCAACCAATCGGATAGTTCTCCGGATTTTTCACCCAGCGCTGTTTTGGTCAGCAACATTAATGAATATCCGGATCTGGAGAACGCCTCTACGTAAGCAGGTTTTTTTTCATAAAAGCCAGGCGAGGCACTTCCGGTTGTGAGCGAAGCCAGCGAGGCCATGAAGGCGTCACTTTTAATCCTGGCGTATTCCTCTCGTTTGTCGAGACGACTTATACAACTGAGCTTTTCGCTCGATCTCGTCGTTTGGGCGCTGCTAACCCATGTAGAGACGCTCGTCGTCAGTACCCCAGCAAGTGTGATTAGCGAAGAAAAGGCCGCGATTTTGAACGCGCTCTTCAAATCTCTCTCGGTTTTGTCTTTTGGCTCTGCAGATGGCATTTCAGCACCTCAATAAAAAGCGGCATTGAAAGGCTTCATTGACAGAAACGCAACGTAACCCGCTCAGGCGGGTTTTTTTACGCCTGCAAAGCAGGCAACACATACCCAAGGGGTGCATCAACGTGGCAGAAGAAAACGAAATCGACTTGGACAATCCGGCAATCAAGGCCGCTATCGCGACTGCCGTTGAAACCTCTGTTTCTGGTCTGAAAACCAAAAATTCCGAGCTGCTGGGCAAGCTGAAGGAAACCACCGGCAAGCTGACCCAGTTCGAAACTCAGTTCGAGGGTATCGACATCGACGCCGTCAAAGGCTTGCTCAGCCGGGCCGGCCAAGACGAGGAAACCAAGCTGCTGACTGAGGGCAAAGTGGACGAGGTGTTCAATCGTCGCACCGAGCGCTTGCGCGCCGACAACGATAAGCAGTTGAAGGCGCTCACCGTGCGGGCCGAGAAGGCCGAAGCATTCGCCGCCAAGTTCCAGGGCAAAGTCCTGGGCGACTCGGTACGCGGTGCAGCGCTGAAAGCCGGCGCACTGCCGGAAGCAACCGACGACATCATCCTGCGCGCCAAAGGCGTGTTCTCGCTGAACGAAGAGGGTGAAGCGGTCGCCGTTGATGAATCCGGCCAGGTCATCCTCGGCAAAGACGGCAAGACCCCTCTGACCCCGCTCGAATGGGCGGAATCGCTGCGCGAAAGCGCGCCTCACCTGTGGCCAAGGGCTTCAGGAACACAAGCCCCGGGCGGGGGTGGCGGCCAGGCTGCATTCAAGCGCTCCGAAATGACTGCCGAGCAAAAGCGCGACTACCAGCGCAAGCACGGCCAAACCGCATACCTGCAATTGCCCAAGTAAGGGGATTCACCCATGGCAACGACTGTGAACAGCGACCTGATCATTTACAACGATGAGGCGCAAACCGCATACCTGGAGCGTGTCCAGGACAACCTCGATGTATTCAACGCATCGTCCAATGGCGCGATCGTTCTCGACAACGAGCTGATCGAAGGCGACTTCCGCAAACGCTCGTTCTACAAGATCGGCGGCTCGCTGGAGCACCGCGACGTCAACTCCACCGGCAAAGTGACTGCGAAGAAGATCGGCGCCGGCGAGGCCGTTGGCGTCAAGGCACCATGGAAGTACGGCCCGTACCAGACCACCGAAGAGGCCTTCAAACGCCGCGGTCGTCCGGTCGATGAGTTCTCCCAGATCATTGGTGCCGACGTTGCCGACGCCACTCTGGAAGGTTTCATCCAATACGCCACTGCTGCACTGCGCGCCTCGATCAGCTCCAACGCTGACATGGTGGTTTCGGCCAACATTGAGACGGATGGCAAAAAGACCCTGACCCGCGGCATGCGTAAGTTCGGCGACAAATTCGGTCGCATCGCGCTGTGGGTCATGCACTCCAGCGCTTACTTCGACATCGTCGACGAGGCGATCGCGAACAAGGTTTATGAAGAGGCCGGTGTTGTCATCTACGGCGGCCTGCCCGGCACTCTCGGCAAGCCGGTGCTGGTGACCGACACCGCGCCGGCTGATGTGATCTTCGGCCTGTTGCCAAATGCCGTGGTGATCACTGAGTCTCAGGCGCCCGGTTTCCGTTCGTATGCGGTGAACGACGAAGAGAACCTCGGCATCGGCTACCGCGCCGAAGGCACCGTCAACATCGATGTTCTCGGCTACAGCTGGAAGGAAACCGCGGGTGGCGCGAACCCTACGCTTGCCGCTGTGGGTTCGGCTGCGAACTGGGTCAAGCATTCCAACAGCAACAAGGTGACTGCTGGTGTGCTGATCACCCTGACAACCACGCCACCAGCCGGCGGCTGATACTGGCCCTGACAGCGGCCAGCGATGGCCGCTACGGAGACTTTTATGGAACTGGTTTACTCCACTCAGAACTCGGACTTCGATCCAGAAAAGCGTTACCGCAATCCAGCGCACTTTGATCGGCCTGAAGCGGGTGTGACCCATGCGGTCGTGATTGGCGACTGGCCGAAGGTGGTCGACGCCTATGAGGCGCAGGGCATCGAGGTCTCGGTGTTGAAATCATTCATCAGCGAGTCGGTTAATTTGGATCGTGCCGACACCATCGCCAGCCTGGAGCAGGACAACGACATGCTCCGCGCTGAGCGCGACGGCATCGTGCTGCTGATCGAAGCCGCAGAAGGCCTGACCGAGCTGGAACACCCGAGCGCCGGCGAATTGCCGATCCGCTTGTTCGGTGCGCTGAAAGCCATTCACGAAGGTTTCGAAGCCCTCACGGGTGAACGCGACAACTTGGCGGGCGAGGTTGAATCGCTACGTGGCGAAGTTGTACGCCTCAAGGCGGCAGCGGAGCCGGTCGACAATGCTGAGAAGATCGCAAGTCTCAAAGCGCAGCTCGACGTTGCCAAAGTGCCGTATCGGGCGAACGCTTCGGTAGAATCGCTGGAAAAGGCAATTGCTGATCTACACCAGGCGTAACCATCCGGGCGCTGACAACGCGGCGCCCGATCCAGCACACCACAGCGAGCTGATTCATGACTCTCATCATCGAGGACGGTACCGGCAAGCCTGACGCCGAAAGCTACGCATCCGCCGAGGATCTTGCTATGTACGCCATGAAGTTCGGCGTGACCATCCCGGCAGAAGTGCCAGCACAGGAAGCGCTGCTGCGCCGGTCCGCGCTGGCAATGGATGGCATGACGTGGAAAGGGCGAAAGTCCAACAGCGAACAGGCGCTGTCCTGGCCACGCCGCGGCGTCGAACTGGATTACGAAATCAAGCCAGACAACTACCTGCCGGCGCGGATCCAGTACGGCCAGATGGCGCTGGCTGCCGAGATCCACACTGACGACGTCGACCCGATCGAGAAGCGCAAAGGCGCTGTTACGCTGGAGCGTGTCGAGGGTGCGGTAACTCGCGAATACGCGACGATTCCGAACACCAGCGGCCGGCTGTTGCCGGCAGCGCCGGATCGGCCGAGCGCAACGCAATTTGCTGACTATTTGCAGAAAAGAGGGTTGTTTGCAGTGCGAGCCTGATGTCAAATGGCCTCTCATAAAGAAATGGAGCTTCAAATGAGTAAGGTATTGAAAGACCAAGAGCTGGCATGGATCGGGTTCGCTTCAGCTGCATTGACCGGATACTTGGCAAACGGAAAGTATGACGAAAATGCGCCAAAACAAGCTGCGGTTAGGGCGGATGAGCTTCTTGAAGAATTCCAGAAACGTGTAAAAGCAGCAAACGGACATTAAACACTGAACGCCCAATAAGCCCAGCCATCGAGCTGGGCTTTTTACATCTGGAGCCACCATGGCCTTCTATGACGAAATGGCCGTGATGGCTCTGGAGATGATCACAGAGTTCGGCCAACCCGTGACCATCAGCAAGACGGAGCCGGGCGAGTACGATCCTGAAACAGGTGGGGATTCACCGGGCGCCACCATGGAGCAGACCGCCCAAGGCATCCTGCTCGACTTCACCGGTCAGGAATTCCAGAACAACAGCCTCATCAAGCAGGGCGACAAGAAGCTCAAGATCGCCGCGCAGGGGCTGGAGTGGGTGCCGGACCTGCTGAACAAAGTGATCATTCAGGGGCGCACCTGGTCCATCGTGCCGCCGTTGAAAGAGGTGAATCCCGCCGGCACGCCGATCCTTTATGAGTTGCAGGTGCGGTCGTGAGTCGCGCGGGTGCCGGCCAATCCGGCAGCTTCGCCCTGAGCCTGGCCGAGTTCGCGGCGCAGACCGGCGAAGCCATCGACGCCAGTGTGCGCGAGATCATCATCGAGGTCGGCAGCAGCCTGATCCGCATGTCTCCAGTGGGCAACCCGGAGATCTGGGCGCAGAACGCAGTGGCGACCGAGTACAACAAGGCTGTCGACGAACACAACACTGCGCTGCGCAGCGACCCGGCCAACCTGACCAAGGGGGGCAGGCTCAAGAAAGGCCGGAAGCTCGACGATGGCATGGACATCGTCGCACCGGAGGGCTACGTCGGCGGCCGGTTCCGTGCGAACTGGCACATCTCTCTCAGCGTGGTCGAAAGCGTCACCTTTGACGAGGTGGACCCAAGCGGCGCCGAAACCACTGCTGCGCTGGTCGCGGCGATGAGCGACTTCACCGCCGGCCAGATGGCCTACATCATTAACAACTTGCCCTATGCGATTCCGCTGGAGTTCGGCCATTCGACCCAGGCCCCCGGCGGAATGGTTCGGGTAACCGTGGCTCGCTTCCAGCAAATCGTGTTGGAGGCCATCAGGAACAACCAGGTATGAGTCATGCAATCATCGCCTCGATTTACGAGGCAAAGCTGATCGCCTGGAACGCTGCCAGGTCGGAAAAGCTCAAGATCGTTTTTGAGAACATGGCGTATACGCCCGCAGCGGGCGAGACTTACCTGCGGGCGTTCACCATTCCGGGCGACACGGCCAGCAACACGCTCGGGGGAGACCACCGGCTTTATACCGGCGTGTTCCAGGTCAGCATCATTTCTCCGGCCGGCACCGGTAAAGCGAAAACCAACCCTATTGCTGCCGAGCTCATCGCGTTATTTCCGCTTTATGTGCGCGACGTGAAGAACGGTTTTGTAGTTACGCCCATGACGCCTGTTGATGTCGGCCCAGGCATCACAGGCGATTCAACCTACACCGTCCCGCTGTCGTTCTCATATCGGTCCGACACCACGCCATAACCCGCCCGTTGGGCAAATCCTGAACCCGCCTCTGCGCGGGTTTTGTCATTTCTGCAAAGAGGAAAACCCATGTCTGTTTACTTCCCCAACGGGGCGACGCTTTCAATCTCCAGCGGATTCGCCGCCGCCAAGCTCATTTCGGCAATCAGCAACGCCAACCCCGGTGTCGCAACCAGCGCCGCAAATGGCTTTGCCAATGGCGATATCCTTCTGATCACGTCCGGCTGGGAGGACATCAACGAGCGCGCCGTGCGTGTATCCAACGCGGCGGCGGGCGCATTCACTCTGGAAGGCATCGACACGTCCAACGTGGCTTTCTTTCCCGATGGCATCAGCGGCGGTACCGCGAAGAAAGTGACCGGCTGGGTAGCGGTCAATCAGGTGATCGGCAACTCCATGTCCGGCGGTGAGCAGCAATACTGGACTTACGCGCCACTCGAAGCGCGCCGCGACAAACAGATCCCGACCACCAAAAATGCGCAGGCCTTCGCTTTCCAACTGGCTGACGATGACAGCCTGGCTTGGTACGAAGAGCTGGATAAGGCCGATCGAGAGAAGGAAGTGCGCATCTTGCGTATGTCGCTGCCCAACGGCAAAACGATCTATTACGCCGGTTATGCATCCTTCAACAAAACCCCGACGCTGGTGCGCAACGAAGGTGCGGCGGTTTCCTTTGGCTTTACCATCAACGCTGAAATCACCGCGTATCGCGCGCCGGTTGCTGCTGGCGGCGGGGCCTGATCATGGCGAAGTTCAAGATTGCGCAAGCGCCAACTTTCGCTGGTGTGGTGATGGTCCCGGTAGTTGGCCAAGACCCGGTGAAGGTGGATTTCACCTTCAAATATCGAGACCGCATCGAACTTGCCGCGCTATTCGATGGATGGAATCAGCGGCAAAAGCAGAGCCTTGAGCAGTTCGGCGACAAGCCTACGATGTCTCAAATCGTTGCGGTCGACACCGAAAACCAAGTGCAGCAGATCAAGGATCTGGTAGTTGGCTGGGAGTTCGACGACAAGTTCGACGATGAGGGTATCAAAGCGCTGGTGACCTCGTGCCACGGTGCAACCGAGGCCGTGGTAAATGCCTACCAGGCGGCCTACGCCAAGGCCCGCGCGGGAAACTGATTCGCGCCGCCCGCGCCATGTATGAGCCCCCTCCGAATGCGGAGCAACTTGCCGCATTCGGGTTGGACGCCGAGGACATTGAAGAGGAATTCGAAGTTTGGCCATGTCTTTGGCCAGCCTTCCTCCTGTTCAACAGGATGTCCACTCAGTGGCGTGTCGGCGCCGGCGGCGCTATTGGTCTCGACTACAGCAGCATCCGCGACGTGGCCGCTTTCCTCGGCATCAAGAAAAAGAAACTCGCTGAAATCTTCCCTGACCTTCAAGTGCTGGAAGGCGAAGCCCTGCGCGTCATGGCAGAGGAAAGGGAAAACAGCCCGTAAATGCGGGCATCTATTCAAGGTGAGTCGATGAACATTGCAGAACTCGGCGTCAAGATCGACTCGGCCGACGCTATTCAGGCCAAAACCAGCCTGGATGAAATGGCGAAGGCCGGCGGCCGCGCCGAGCAGTCCGCCGTTTCGTTGATGAACGAAATGCAGGCGCTGGAGAAATCGCTCTCTACCAACGCCAAGACCACGCAGGATCTCGCAAAACAGCGGGAAGCATTGGCGAAGCTGACCAAGACCGGCGCCTATGGCGAGGCTGAGGCCGCCAAGATTTCTGCGCAGCTCGATAAGCAGCAGGTGGCGCTGGCCAAGTCGACAATGGATGAGCAGAAGGCATTGAACAGCCTTCTGGGCGCCATCGACCCGGCCCGTGCCGCACTGGCGAAGCTGGATACTCAGGTCGAGCAACTGGGCAAACACTTGGATGCCGGCCGGATCAGCCAGGACGAGTACAACACCGCCCTGAGTAAGATCGACAAGGACTACGACAAGCTCAACAAAACCTCCACCGGCTTTGAAAAGTTGCGCCTCGGATCGCGCCAAGCGCAGGAAAACGTCGTGCAGCTGGGGAATGCGCTGTCGTCGGGGGACTGGGGAAGCGGCGTTCGTGCTGTTGCTCAGTTGGGCGCCGGAGCGGGTGAGGGCGCGGCGGGCCTGCTGGCGATTCTCGGCCCGCTGGCGCTGGCCACTGCCGCGGTGGGCGGACTTGCATACGCTTTTTACAAGGGCAGCGAGGAGCAGGACAGCTACAACAAATCGCTGATCCTCACCGGCAATCACGCCGGTGTGAGTGCTGGACAGCTCGGTGACATGGCGCGTCAGGTGAGCGCGACTGTCGGCACAACTGGGCAAGCCGCTGAGGTTCTCGCGCTGCTGGCTGGTAATGGAAAGATTGCTGGCGAAAGCTTCACGGGCATCACTCAAGCCGCGGTGTCGATGCAGGAAGCGACCGGCAAAGCCGTGAGTGAGACTGTGGCGGAGTTCGCCAAGCTCGCTGACGACCCGGTCAAGGCATCTGCTGCGCTGAATGAGCAGTACCACTATCTCACTGCGTCGGTTTACTCGCAAATCACCGCACTGGAAAAGCAGGGCGACCATGCCGGCGCCGTGAAACTGGCTACTGAATCATTTGCCGATGCAATCAACGAGCGCACGCCGCGGATCCTTGAGAACCTGAGCTTTTGGGAAAAAGGATACAACGCAGTCGCTCGCGCTGCCGATGGATTGAAGAATATCGGGCGCAGCGATATCGGTGCTGATATCGAGCAAGCCCGCCGTGACTTGGCGGGCGCTCAGGCGGGCGACGTAGGCCTGTTTCAGAACAATCAGGAGATGATCGACCTCTATCAAAATCGGCTCAACATGCTGGAGGACCAGCAGGCCGCAGAAGCCGATATCGCCAAGTGGCAGGGTGAGCAGGCGAAGGCCCAAGGCGATGCCGTCTCGTCGATGGCGAAGATCGACGCTCTCACCAAGTCCGCATGGACGAACGAGCAGAAGCGCACCGAGGCGATCAAGGAATACAAGCGCCAGCTCGAAGACATCCGCAAGGTCGCCCCGAACGATCCTCGCCTGAATCAGGCGGCGATCGACAAGAACCTGGCGAACATCAACGACCTGTTCAAGGATTCGAAAGCAACCGGAACACAGGTCGATCTGACTGGTTTCAACAATGCCAAGAACAACTTGACAGCTATCAGCGCTGAGTACAAAAACGCTCAGAAGGAACTGGACGCTGCGCAGAAGGCTGGACTCGTTTCTCAAGCCGACTATGCCCTGAAGCGCGAAGCGCTGATCGGCAACGAGCGCGACGAAGTGACCGCAGCTTATGAGGCGGAGATCTCCGCGCTGGAAGCCGCGAAAGCCAAAAAGACCACCTCTGCCGCGCAAAGCATCCAGCTGGACCAGAAGATCGCCGATGCTCGCGCCGGCATGATCAAGGCCCAAAAGGAAGCTGACAGCCAACTCGAAGTGCTCGCTACCAGCGAAACCGGAAGGCTGGCGAAGCAGGAGCGAGCGATATTCTCCTACGTTCAGGCATTGAGCCAGCAGCAACGGGCATTGGAACTGGCAGGACAGCGGGCGGTAGTTGGCGTTGGCCAGGGTGATCGGCAGAACGCACTGAATGGAGAACTGAACAGCCAGCAAGATCGGTTTGCGCAGCAATCGCTAGAACTGGAAAACCAGCGATCTGACCCGTCACGCAACATGTCGGAGGAGGAGTTCGCGCGCAAGTCGCAAGCGCTCGCCGACGCGAATAAAGCCGCAACCGATCAGATCCGGCAAAACTACGCAGATGTCGAGAAAGCTCAAGGGGACTGGACCAAGGGCGCAACGTCGGCCTGGGCCAATTATCTGGACTCGGCGAGCAACATCGCCGGCCAAACGAAAGCCCTGTTCGGCAACGCCTTCAGCTCGATGGAGGACGCAATCGTCAACTTCGCCATGACCGGGAAGCTGTCGTTTGCTGACTTCACCAAGTCGATTCTGGCGGACATGGCGCGGATCGCGACCCGTCAGGCCAGTTCGGCGCTGCTGAGCAGTCTCGTTGGTGCGGCTACCAGCTATTTTACTGGCGGCGGGGGCGGCAATGGCTTGGCGGCTGGGTCTGCCGGTGCGACATCGTCGAACCTCGGCGCTTCCTCGGCAGGGTACTCCGGCAGCTATTTCCCGCAGGCGCTCGGCGGTGCCTGGTCATCGGGTGTGCAGATGTTTGCCAACGGCGGCGCTTTCACCAACAACATCGTCAGCACGCCGACAGCTTTCGGGATGGCCGGCGGTAGGGCGGGTGTAATGGGCGAGGCAGGGCCGGAGGCGATCATGCCTTTGACCAGAACTTCCAGCGGCAAGCTCGGCGTTCTTGCTGCTGGTGGCGGTTCAGGGACAACGATCAGCATCAGCGCGCCGGTCACGGTGGTAACTGAGGACCGTGGGTCTGAAGGCATGCAGATCGACCAGCAAGCGCTCTCGAAAAACCTTCAATCGCAAATGCAGGCTGTGGCCGAGAAAGCCGTCGCTGATTCTTGGCGAGCGGGCGGCACCAGCTTTCGAAATGCCAATGGGAGGGCCTGATGGCCATCGAGAAATTCACCTGGCCAACCGAGCGCGGTGAGACACCCGAAATCACCTATCGGGTGCGCACCTCTAAGTTCGGCGGCGGCTACGCGCAAAACGTTGGCGACGGCCCGAACAACAAGGAGGACTCCTATCCGATCACCTGCTCCGGTCGAAAGGCCAAGGTGATGGAGATCATGGGGTTCCTTGACCGGCACGCCGGTGCAAAGGCGTTTCTCTGGACAACGCCGCTCGGCGAGCTCGGGCTGTTCACCTGCAAAAATCCTGCTCCCACACCAATGGGCGGTGGAGTCTTCAAGCTCACCGCCACGTTCGAGCGAGCATTCCAACCATAAGGGGCAACCATGCCGCTGATCAGTGACATCCAGGTGCTTGAGCCTGGCAGCGAAGTGCTGCTTTTTGAATTGGACGGCACGGACTATGGCGCGGACGTTCTGCGCTTCCACGGGCACGCGATACCGCACACGCCAGCCGACCTGATCGCCGCCGGCGCCAATGCCGATCAGTTGCCAGCGAAGGCGATTTATTGGCAGGGCAACGAGTACAGCGCCTGGCCGATGCAAATCGACGGCATCGAGGCGAACGGCGACGGCACGGCGGTCCGGCCGACGTTGTCGGTGGGCAACGTCAACGGGCGCATCACCGCGCTTTGTCTGGCGTTCGAAGACCTGCTCGAATTTAAGCTGACGATGCGCCACACGCTCGGCAGCTACCTCGACGCAGCGAACTTCCCCGCTGGCAATCCCACTGCAGACCCAACCCAAGAGACGATCGAGGTCTGGTACATCGACCAGAAGACGAACGAGGACGGGGAGACGGTCAGTTGGGAGCTGGCCAGCCCCGGCGACGTCGGTAATGAGTCGATCGGGCGTCAGGCCACAACCCTTTGCCACTGGTGCCTCACCGGCGGTTACCGGGGGCCGAACTGCGGATACACCGGCCCGTACGTCACGAAGGACGGCGTCATCACCGACAACCCTGAACTTGACCAATGCGACGCCACGCTGGGCAAGGGTTGCATCCCGCGGTTCGGCGAAGGAAACCCGCTGCCGTTTGGCGGCTTCCCCGCTGTATCCTTGATCGCACGGAGCTGACATGCGAAAGCACATCTTGAACGCGATCCAGGCGCACGCGGCGGCCGAGTACCCGAAAGAGTGTTGCGGTCTGCTGCTGGCGATCGGGCGCAAGCAGCACTACTACCCGTGCCGCAACGTTTCCACCGAGCCGCAGGAGGAGTTTCGGATTGACCCGGAGGAGTACGCCGCGGCCGAAGACGTCGGCGAAGTGATCGGCATAATTCATTCACATCCGGACGCCACCAGCAGGCCGTCACCACGCGACCTCGCCATGTGCGAAGCGACGGCGATGCCTTGGCACATTCTGAGCTGGCCGGAAGGCGACCTGCGCACCATCGTTCCCATCGGTGAAGTGCCGCTGCTGAAAAGACCGTTCGTGCATGGCGCCTGGGACTGCTGGCAGGTCTGCGCCGACTGGTACAAGCGCGAGTGGGGGCTGGAGTTTGAAGCCTTCAAGCGTGCCGATGGCTGGTGGGAGAGCAAGGAAAACACCAGCCTGTACGAAGAGAACTACGAGGCCGCCGGCTTCTACCGCGTCGACCAGCCGCAGCGCGGTGACATGATCGTGATGGAAGTGGGCCGCACGGTTTACCCAAACCACGCAGGGATCTTCCTCGGCACTGATCCTGCGCTGCCTAGTGAGGATGCTGCCACGTTCGGCCCTGGGCCGTTCCTGCTACACCACCTGTACGGCAGGCCGTCAGAGGTAATCGTGTTTGGCGGGCCGTGGCTGGACCGAACACGCCTGATTCTTCGGCACAAAGATGCGCAACGAACCACATAACTTAAAAAATGCCGCCGGAGACAGCCGTGAAAGATATGTCTGATTGGTTGGAAGCTCAGACTCTCGCCAACCTCGCTCGCTATGCGGATAGACCGCCTCAGGAATTGGATCAAGTAATCGTAACCAGCGGTATGACGGAGGCCGCGATGGAATACGTCTGCAGCCTTCACGACCCGCTGATTTCTATTCATCTGCTCGAGGAGATATTTCGAATCATGGCAGTTCTTCAGCCGAAGGCTCTGGTAAGTCGAGAACAGCGTCTTGAACGCGTTTCAATACTTCATCAAAATCAACAAAAATCCTCGTGAGCTTCTCTCCGTCTACTGTGCTTTGCAGCGTTGCAGAAAGTAGGTTCAAGGCTGCATACACATTGATCAGTCCGAGCGAAGCGTTTTTCAGATCTTCGAGAGTGAATCTCTTGATCACCTGAGAGTTATCTGGATTTCTTCTCCAGTCATTCGAAGCATGGGCAGCGTCGACACCCTCCAGAGATAGGTGCCATTGCCAATGTGCGATTTCGTTTCTCAAGCGTGACAGCTTGTCGTGTTCGGAGAGCGCCATGGAAAGACGTTTTTGAATAGCAGGATTTATCTCAGGCTCTCTGATTTGCGCAAGCGCCTTAATGGCCATGATCATTGCACCGGCCTTGATATTCAGCGTTCGGACTAACGCGAAAGTGACTGAAACCGAGGTGCCGGACAAAATTTGAAAAATGTCTAAAAGAGGAGAGTCACACAGAGCGTGGTTCACGACGACCTGACCAATCTCCTTCTTCATTGCATCATTGGGACCCGCCTCGTATCCCCATTTAGCAGCATCTTTATCTGTCACTTTTGAGTCTCCTAATTTCACAATCGCGCCGAATTGGCGCAATCCCAGTCCTTGGGCTTGCAGGCAAAGGACGAGGGGGAATTCAGCTTGTTTTGGTTCTAACGATCAACTGCCAGAGGACGGCGACCGAAGAATCAGCGTGCTGATGCCTGTTTTGGGGCGGAAATGGTTGGCCGGCGTTAGACGTTATTTCGTCACCGCACCCTTGGCAGCGATAGATTCCTGAAACCGGAACGGTGTCGCCGATTTCGTAGAGGGTGTTCCAGTGGGCGTGTTCTGGCGAGTTGGTTTCTGTGATGTATCGACGGGTGACTTGAGTTACGTATGCCATTGCGCTCTCCTTGAGCATTAAGGGCATAAAGCTACTATGTTGCCGATGTTTTGAGCTACTGGGCTTTCGTCCACGCTGGATGCCCACACAGCTTGGCGAGAATCCAGATCGGTTTATGATGGCTTTTCGCTTTCTCAAGGAGTTGAGCCATGGCCTTTCGCATCCGGAAAAGCTTCAAAATCGCCCCAGGTATTCGCCTCAATGTCAGCAAGAGCGGCCTCAGCACATCGATAGGCGGAAAAGGCGCGACGGTGAATCTGAGCAAGCGCGGGACGAAAGTAACGAGCAGCGTTCCGGGAACGGGGCTTTCTTCATCCAAGCTGTTTGGCGGAGCGAAGAGTGGCGTTACTAAAACCGCGCCTACACCTATGTGGGCACATATTGTCACATGGCTGATAATCGCCGCTGTTCTCTGGGCAATCTTTAGATGAGCAAAGCCCAGCTCGTTGCTGGGCTTTTTTATGTCCGTCAGCCCCGCCTGCATTCTTTCCCGCAGACATGGACGCGGGATGGCCGCCCTTCGACTCAGCGAGAGTTTGGGATCTCAGCTCGGTCATTTGCGCGGGCAAACATCTCAAGAAGCATCTGGTCATGCGTCTTCTGAGTAACCGAGTAAACCATGCATCGGTCTAGCAGTATTGTTTTCATACTGCGAGCCGAGGCCAAGTGCCTGGGCTCGACTGCGATCGTTGCGGTCTTGCCGCTGCGGATATCGGTGACTTCTAGGTTGTAACGCCCAATCAAACCTACATCACGTTTTGTCTGGCCTAGGCATTTGAAGGTAACGGTGATATCAGACATACCAGTTCCAAGGGTGCATCAGTCTTGAGCTGATGCCGAGTAGTGAAGGCGCCAATTGACGGATAATTCTGTGAAATCGCAGCTACTGTCGATTTGACATTTCTTCCCAAGAGCCTTTCGGAACTACTGAATCCAGCCGGTACATTGTCAGGATGCCTGCGTAATAGCTTCCTGGAATCCCTGGAAACGCTGCCTTTTCTCCGTCTTTGAAACGCCCATCGTATATCAACACTGTGCTGCCGCTTTGCGGAGTGAGGCTCACTGATACGCGTCCTGACGGCCGACAGCGAATCATCATGATTGCATTGGTACGGTGTCCGTTGGGTGCTTCTTCAAAAGCGCGAACAATTTGGTGTCCGTCTGGTTCAAGGCAGCTTTTACCAGAAATCGTGGCGGATACGGCCTCCGCCCATGGCTCATCACTTTTCGCGGAAGGCATGAATGATTGGAGAGTGATGCCAATCATTGCATTAGAGGGTAGGGGGTGGGCCCAGTCTTCAAACGCGTTTCTAGCGGCGATAAGTGCGGGCTCAAAGTTCTTCTTTATAACATCGGTCGTCGCTTCGAGGCAGGCGCCACTGACAGCCGCCAATGTCACTGCGAGAACTTTCAATGCATTCCTTTTGATGTTCAATGTTTTAAGCATCTCTATGTTTTTCGAGCTGGTAAAACCCCAGCCCAGTACTTGGGCTTGCAGGCAAAGGACTGGGTGGGGCCCTTACTGCTTGTGTTTTCTCTTTTCGTCTTTTGAGTTGGAAGAAATTTTTCGAGTGTTTTTATTGATAATAAACTCGTAATAGAACAAGCTCTTAATTACGTGGTGCAGATAATGCATTTCTCGAAAGGCGATAAGTAGCATTCTCATGAACTCAAGAAAAAACATCTCTTGCGGCTTCTCTTGTTTCAAGCCTTCTTTTTCAGAAAAATATTGAATTATTTGGGTCTTTTCATCATATTCTGTCGCGTAGTGAGCGATTGCATTTCTTGCTCCAGTGTTCAGAGCTGCATCGTCAAATTTGAACCAGCAATCATCGAGGTATTTGAATTTTTCAGAAAGAGTTTTGTCTGCGAATTTTGAAATTGAAGATAGTGCACCTCCATCTTTTGGCTTGAATTTATTGTGGTTTTGGCGGTGTATAATGTTGTTTATAGCGGCTACCAATGAAAGCTGTTTGCCAAGTATTTCAGTTATGTCTTTGTAGAGGTCTTTGTACTCGTTAAAATCCTTCGTTGAGATTTTTCCCGAAATTCTGTTGTCCGGTTGTTCTTCGACGAAGTCCATGAAAAGAGCAGGTCTGAGTGCTATCTCTGCATTGAGTATGCGTGGATAAATTTCTAAGCAATCGCGCTGGAGATTAGCGAGAAAATTAGTACTGATAATCTCGTCCATGAAATCATCGAAGGCTTGTTTGTTTTTTGTTCCGATATCTACCACCAAGTCGCTAATTTCGCTAGTGAAGGTGGCAGTGGAGATTGGATCAATGAACGGGAGGAAGGTTGTGCTGATCAAGCGATAGAGAGCGAGGTTTATATCCTCCATTGCCAATGTGCGCTCTAGCTTTTCTTCCGTGAATTCTTCTGCTTTTTTTACAAAGAGCTTCTTATTTTCGCCGTAGTATAAGCGCAATGTTCTTTTGAGGTCTTTAGACTTCTCATGGAGCTCATTCAAGTGATTGAGTCTTTGCTGGAAATGAAGGTAATCACTCTCCCTCGCACCTTCTTGAGGGTCCTTTCTCATTTTCTGTATAGCCATCAGATATGGGGTGTGGCCTGGAACATAAGTGGTAGACCACACTGGAAAGTCTAAATGAAGATCAATGAAAGGATTTCTCCCGTCGAACATCCCGTAACGTTTTTCGGGATCGTTTATAACGCCATTTAATTTGAAAGATGGGGAGTCATTGAGGAAGAGTGTGATCTCAATCAGCGCATCGCAATGAGGGCACGGAAAGCTAAGTGGTTGTGTTTTTCTGTTGGAAAAACCGATGCGGCAGTCGATATCGCCTTCACATGTTTCACAAGTAAAAGTTCCTACGTGGTTCATTGCTTTCCTTGCTTTCTTTCTTTAATTGATTTTAGCTAGCGGCGACGCCATAGCTGAAGGCATTACGCTACTATGCCGGCATCTAGGTGCGCCACTGGCTTTCCATCCACGCTGGATGCCCGCACAGTGCCGCGCTACAGTGCATCCTTTCCCACAGGAGTGACCTGCATGAAATTGATCGTAGGAGCGCTGGCGGTAGCGCTGTTGGCGGGGTGTGCATCTTCTGCCATTCCGGTTAGCCAGGCTGATCCGGTGCCGCGTGATGAGCTGTACGCGTTTCAAAATAAGCCGGCCGGCGAAAGCGGCAAGGTCACCGTCGTCCGGGACTCGGGAATGGTGGGATCTGGTTGTGACATAGTCGTGTATGTCGATGGCCGGAAGGCCGCTAAAATCGGCACCGGGCAGCGCGCATCCTTTTACCTTCCGCCGGGTAACCCAAGTATCGGAGCGGGTCTTGCCGGCTCTGGGCTTTGTGGCGGGGCAGCCATCCGCACGATCTCTGCCAATGTAAGAAGCGGCAAAGAAAGCCTCTACCGAATCAGCGGGGACATGAGCGGGTTTTTTATTGGCCCATACGTCGATTATCAGTAAGTAAATTTTCAATCAGCCGCCTTCGGGCGGTTTTTTTATGTTCGGAGAAAAGCATGCATTCCACCGTTGCTCACTATCAGCCAATGACTACGATCAAATTGTCAGGGTCCTTGGCGGCGAAGTTTGGCAGGGTTCACCGTCGTGTCTTGGACTCCGGCCAAGCATGGGAGGCATTCAGAGCGCTAAAGGCAACGCTTGTAGGGTTTAAGGAAGAAATTCAGCGCCTCGACCGGCTGGGCATGCGCTTCGCCGTGTTTCGCAATCGAAAGAACGTCGGCGAGGCGGAATTTGGATTGGGTGGAGCAACTGATATTCGCATTGTGCCAATCATCCAGGGGAGCAAAAAAGCCGGCCTCATCCAGACCATTATTGGTGCGGTCTTGATCGTTGCAGGTACGTTCCTTTCGACCACTCCATTCGGCGCGCCTCTGATCGGTGCCGGTATTGGATTGGTCGCCGGCGGCGTAATTCAAATGCTCAGCCCCCAAGCCTCTGGACTGAAGCAAAGCGCATCCCCCGAAAACTCTCCGTCCTACGCTTTCGGCAGTGCGAAGAACACCACGGCCAGCGGCAACCCGGTGCCGATCTGCATCGGCGAACGCCGGTGGGGCGGGATGATCGTCTCGGCCTCGATCCTGGCGGAGGACAAGGCATGACCAAAGTCACCTACAGCATCACCATCCAAGACCTTCATCGACTTGAAGGTGGATTGGTTTGTGGCGACGAAGCGGTGGTAGCCGTACTGGATGGCGGGCGTGAAATCCATCGCGAGCGCTTCTTTGGCAAATGCACATCGCCAAGCGGCTACACGCGAAAGTATTGCGGCAAGCCAGGCCTTACCGCTGCTCTTATCTCTGCCAACTGCCGCATGAGTTTCAGCTTGAGTGAGCCGGCAAAGGCTGCTCCAGCTCACCCATAAAATCATCGGAGCCAAGTCGGTGAGATCCGTATTCGACTTGAAACCTTGGCCCTCGAGATTTGGCCTCGGCGTCTGCTGCCTCTTTTGAAGCGTAGATGTCGACGAATCGCCATGGCGTGCTTTGCACGACACCCCAACCCAGCACGCAATCTGCGTTATCAGGGTCTTTCGGAAGGTTTCTTGCGAGGCTTCTGATAGACATGGCCGCTCCTTGGTTGTGAGAGGTCAGAAAATTACTCCCCAAAGCACGTGGTCGCTACTGGCATTTCATCCACGCTGTATGGACACCCACACCGCCCGCGAGGCGGTTTTTTTATGCCTGGAGGAAAGCATGGGCGCAGCAGCACAGATCGATATCCGCGGCGAGAAGGGCGGCAGCAGTAAGCCGAAGTCGCCGACCGAAGCCAGCGACAGCCTGCGCTCGACCAACCTGGCCAAGCTGCTGATCGCCGTGGGCGAGGGGGAGTTCGACAGCGTCCCGACCGATTACGACATCTACCTGGACAACACGCCGATCCGCGATGCCAGCGGCAACTACAACTTCCCGAACGTGAAGTGGGACTGGCGGCCGGGCTCGGTGGACCAGGCCTACATCCCGGGCATTCCGTCCGTAGAGAACGAGACGTCGCTGAACATTGAGCTGCGCAGCGATTCGCCGTGGGTGCGCTCGATCACCAACACCCAGCTTTCGGCCGTGCGCATGCGCTTGGCCTGGCCGGCGCTGCAACGCTCTGATGACCAGGGCAATGTCGGCGGCTACCGGATCGAGTACGCAATCGACGTGGCCACCGATGGCGGCGCCTATCAGCAGGTGCTGGTGGACGCCGTCGACGGTAAGACCACCACTCGCTACGAGCGCTCGCGCCGCATCGACTTGCCGGACGCCACGACCGGCTGGCAGATCCGCGTGCGTCGCCTGACGCCGAACCAGAACACCAACAAAATCGCCGACACCATGCTGGTGGCCGGTTATACCGAAGTGATTGACGCCAAACTTCGCTATCCGAATACCGCACTGCTCTACATCGAATTCGACGCCGAGCAGTTCACCAACATCCCGGCCGTGACCGTGAAGTGCAAGGCTCGGCGCTGGATGGTGCCGAGCAATTACGACCCGATCCAGCGCACTTATACCGGGACGTGGGACGGTTCGATGAAGTCGGCCTGGACCAATAACCCGGCATGGATCACCTACGGCATCTGCACCGAGGACCGCTTCGGCCTGGGCAAGCGCATCAAATCATTCATGGTCGACAAATGGGAGCTGTACCGGATTGCCCAATATTGCGACCAGATGGTGCCGAACGGGTTGGGCGGTCAGGAACCACGCTTCCTCTGCGACATGAACCTGCAGGGCAAGGCCGATGCGTGGTCGCTGCTGCGCGATATCTCGGCCATTTATCGGGGCATGACGTACTGGGCGCAGGGCCAGTTGGTGATGCAGGCTGACATGCCGCGCGCGCAGGACTTCGATTATGTGTTCACCCGGTCGAACGTCATCGACGGCAAGTTCTCCTATGGCAGTGCCTCGGCGAAGACGCGTTACACCCGGGCGCTGGTGAGCTACGACAACCCGGCGAACAACTACGACACTGACGTCATTCCGTTCGCTGATCTGGATCTGCAACGCCGCTACGGCGATCGCCCGACCGAACTGAGCGCCATTGGCTGCACCCGCGCCTCCGAGGCCCAGCGCCGCGGTAAGTGGGCAATCCTCAGCAACAACCAAGACCGCACCGTCTCTTTCAAGACCGGCATGGAAGGCGTTATCCCGCTGCCAGGGCACATCATCCCTGTGGCGGATTCGCTGTTGGCGGGGCGTGAAGTGGGCGGTCGGATATCGGTGGCGGCTGGCCGGGTGATCACCCTCGATCGCGACACACAAGCCAAGGCCGGTGATCGGCTGATCATCAACCTGCCGGGCGGCCGCGCCGAAGGGCGCACCGTGCAAAGCGTCAACGGCCGAGCGGTAACAGTTACCACGAACTACAGTCAGGCGCCGGTGGCGCAACTGCAATGGGCGCTTGATGCCGATGACCTGGCGATCCCGCTGTATCGGGTGCTGCGGACCAAGCGCACTACCCAGGGGGATTTTGAAATCAGCGCGCTGCAGTTCGAGCCGAGCAAGTTCGCTTTCATCGACACCGGCGCGCGCCTGGAAGAACGACCGATCAGCGTGATTCCGATCACCGTTGTGCCGGCACCGGCGAGCGTTTCGCTGTCGTCGACGTCATCGGTTGTCCAGGGGCTGGCCGTGGCCACCATGACGATCAGTTGGCCAGCCGTGGATGGCGCGGTCGGCTATGACGTGGAGTGGCGCAAGGACAGCGGCAACTGGATCAAGCTGCAGCGCACCGGCATGACCAACGTGGATGTAGTCGGTATTTATGCTGGCGCATACGTGGCCCGCGTCCGCGCGGTAAGCGCTTTCGACATCTCGTCGATTTGGCGCAACTCAATCCTGACCAACCTCAGTGGTAAGCAGGGGTTGCCACCGGCGCTCAGCTACTTGACTGCCACGCCACTGCTGTTCGGCATCTACCTGAAGTGGGGCTTCCCTGCTGGCGCGGAGGACAGCCAGCGCACAGAGATCTGGTACGGTCCCGCGACCTCGCTGGAAGCAGCAACGAAGCTGACAGACCTGGCCTATCCGCAGAGTGATTTCTCCATGCTCGGCCTGCGCGCCGGCGTGACCCTGTATTTCTGGGGGCGAATCGTCGACAAAATCGGCAACATCGGGCCTTGGTATCCGATCGGGCTTGGCGTGCAGGGGCAATCCAGTTCTGACGCCGCTGCCATTCTGGAAATGATCGCCGGTCAAATCACCGAAACGGAGCTCGGTCAGGATCTGCTTGATGAAATCGAGAAGATCCCCGGATTGCAGGCGCAGATTGATGCGCTCGACGGACTGAAAGGCTACGACCCTGAAGCCACCTATGAAGAGTACGACCTGGTGGTGCAGGGCAAGCGGATCTATCAAGCCACCGGCCCGGTACCGGTCGAAACGCCGCCGCCGAACCCGCTTTACTGGCTCGACGTAGGGCAGACAGTGGAAACCGCCAATGGGCTTGCCCAGCAGGTGGCGACCAACACTGCCGAGATCACTGAGCTCGATGGCGTGGTCACAGCGCAGGCGACTGCGTTCGACGCTCTGCGCGCATCATTCCGCGATGATGACGGCAAGGGAGATATGGACGACGCCCTGAAGGGATGGAGCAGCACCGCGGCGATCGCAAACGAAGACCGCGTCAGGGCTTCCGAAAATCTCGCCACTGCGCAAAAGCTCACGACGCTTGATGCGACCGTGGCGGAAAGCGCGGCGAACGTGACGGACCTTCGACAAGTTGTCGCCACCGATAAGGAAGCCACTGCGCAGGCGATCACTCAGGTCAACGTGAAAGTCGGCGAGAACTCAGCTGCCATTCAGGAAACCTCAACCGCCTTTGCGAACACCGACGGCAAGTTGTCGACGATGTGGTCGGTGAAGATGCAGGTCACGGCGAACGGTCAGTACGTTGCGGCCGGTATTGGACTCGGTATCGAAAACACCGGTGCCGGTTTGCAGAGCCAGTTTCTGGTGAGTGCGGACCGGTTCGCCATCGTCAACACCATCGCCGGCGGCGCCATTTCGGTGCCGTTTGCGGTACAGGGCGGCCAGGTGTTTATGAACTCGGCGTTCATCCAGGACGCCTCGATCGGAAACGCCAAGATCGGTTTCTTCATTCAGTCAGACAACTACATCGCCGGCGTACAGGGATGGCGCATCGACAAGGCTGGCAACTTCGAGTTGAACAGCCCGCTCGGCGGTGGTGCTCGCCAGGTGATCAACAACAATGGCGGCAAGGTGTTCGATGAGAACGGCGTGAAGCGCTATCAATGGGGGAACCTGTCCGCATGAGTTACGGCATACGAATCTGGGGCGCCGATGGGGCGCTCCAGTTGGATGAAAACTCGTTCACGATTCGTGTAGCGCTTTCGGTCCCCGTGACATTCCCACCAGGGGCAAATAAAGGATTCCAGGATTTTGCCGTGCCAGGTGTTGGGCCGGGAAACGGTACAGCCATTGTCGTGCCGATTGGCGCCTATCCGGAGTCCCAGATGCAGTTTGAAACGGAAATGCTTGAAGGCGTCGCTCGCGTTTACAACTACACGCGAACGTACGCCGCGAGCACGACGTCTTCAGGAACAATGCGCTTGATCGTTATGAGGTGGAGTTGATGAGCTATGGCGTCGAGTTCACAAACAACAATAACGTCGTGACCTTGGATTCAGAATTTTCGCGACTGATGGTTATCGCGTCTGGGCGGTATGCCCCAACACAGGAGGCGGGGCTCGGTTCTGTCACAACGTTCTCGCGTCCAGTCACCACACAGGAGCCACCGCTTGTATTCGTGCGGCCCGATACCTTCAATGGGATAGCGGGACTTTGCCGAATGCGGCTTCTTGGGTCGGCGGGCAACTGGACAGGCTTCTATGTCCGAGCCTATGACGTAAGCGCTGCGGGACTGAATGGGCGCTATTTTGTAGCCGCTTTCGGCGCTCAGCCAGTTGCGCAGTACGGGATGCGCCTGTGGGACGGCGCAGGCAATCTTCTTTTCGATTCAGGAACGCCAAACGCAACGTTTACACGCGCCTTTCAGAACTGGACCTATGTGACGTACGACACCAGCCAGCAGGGGTTGACGCGGATCTTCTACAGCGTTCCGTTCAACTTCCCCGAGAACGAATTCATGTTGCTCAATACGTTCGGCATGCCGATGACGTCGGGCAGCGCGATTCCCAGAGAGCTCTATTGCTGGTGGGACTTCCCCAACGGAAAGCTGTACGCCATCACCGTTGCCGCATCGAACCCGCTCGCCTTTTTTCTCCCGGCCGTTTTCGCAAAACAAGCCGCTTAATTCATCTTCAAAGGATACGTCCATGCCCTGGTATAAATCGGGAACGGTTTCTGTCGTCCAAAATTCCAATACCGTGAACGGCACGGGCACATCATTCGTTACCAATTCCCGGGTCGGCGATGCTTTCCGCGGCCCGGACGGTGGCTGGTACGAGGTGACGAACATCGCGAGCAACACCACGCTTTCGATCTCGCCAGACTACATCGGTGCGACGAACGCGGCAGGTGGTTATGCCATTGCGCCCATGCAGGGTTATCCCAAGGATTCGGCGGATGCCCTTCGAGCGCTGACCAACCAGTTTGGGGGCGTGCTGGCGGTGTTGGGAAATGACCCGACGCAGGCTGGCGTGCGCGCCGCGCTGAACATCTCCAACTCGGACGGTATCCCCGAAGGCATCACCAACAAATACCTCACGAACCCGCGGGTACTAGCTTCGGTCCTTACCGGGCTGGACGCTGGCGCGTCTGGTGCAGTGGTCGCAACGGACAGCATCATTGCGGCATTCAGCAAGCTGCAGGTTGCCGTAAACAAAACCATCACTCCGGCTCAAGGCGGCGTATCCGACGGTTACATCGATGGCATGATTCCAACCTGGAACAGCAGCAGCTCAATTACGTTTTCGCCTGGAGCGGCGTTCATTCCGAGCACCGGCAAAAACCTGAGGCTTTCCGCGCCCATCACGATTTCAGGTATCGGTGGGTTGAACCCCGACGTTTTCTACTACGCGTATCTCTACGAAAACGCGGGTGTTGCGGCCATCGAGCTTTCGCCAACAGTCTACAGCGCGCCGTATTTCGGAAGAGCTCGAACGAAAGCGGGTGATTCTTCGCGCCGATTTATTTGTGCACTGAGAACAGGTGCGGGCGGGACCCTTTACGGTTTCCAGCTCTCAGCCTCCAACATGATTTTCTACACGACCAACACCAGCATCACACCGTTCCGGCGTCTGTCAGGGGGAACAGCCGCGGCTTACACCGCGGTAGGACTAGGCCCAGTCGTTCCGCAGGGTTGCCAATCGGTTGTCCTCCGCGTGAGCGCCGCCGGCCAGGTCGTATTTATTTCCGTCCCGGCTGCAGGCTCTGCTCCGATGATGATCGCCGACGCGGGTGCGCGGGTTCAGTTTGACTTCGTGATGGATGGAAACATGGCTATTACATACGCGGTCGCCGCTGCTGGTGGTGCGGCGACCATCGATGTTTGTGGTTACGGGATGGAGCGATGAGCATGCCTTACGCGATCACGCAAAACTCATGGCGAGGCGTTGAGCCCGGATGGCCGATTGATCCCGGCGAAACGCTAGTAGAAGAGATACCGGCATGGTTAATCGAGAAAGTGGCACTTGATGACCAGAATCGGGATTCCATGGCGGCTTTGCGGTTGCTAATCGAGCAGGCCAACACCGTAATCAGCCCTTTGCAGGCCGGGGTAGACCTGGACGAGATCACCGAAGAAGACCGGGCGCTCTGGAAAGCCTGGAAACGATACCTGATCGCTCTGAGCAAAACGCCAGAGCGCGAGGGCTGGCCCTTTGCTCCTGATTGGCCCGCGCTCCCTCAGTCTCAATAGCCCGCCACTGAGCGGGTATTTTTTTGCCTGGAGAAAAAGCATGACCGCAACTGAAAAAGACCGCGACATCCTCGCCCGAACGTTATGGGGCGAGGCGCGCGGGGAAGGCACCGCCGGGCAGATCGCTGTGGCATGGACGATCCGTAACCGCGTATTCGATGGAAAGGAAAAGTCGTGGTGGGGCGAAGGCTACGCTGGCGTCTGTCAAAAACCGTGGCAGTTCAGCTGCTGGAACAAGACCGACCCGAACTATCAATTCCTGATCGGCGTGAAGCAGATCCCGTTCCGCGAGCTGGCCCAGTGCCGGATTGCTGCTGACCAAGTGATCGACGGCAAAGTGCCGGATCCCACCGGCGGCGCCACTCACTATTACGCCACTAGCATCAAAGCGCCGGTTTGGGCGGCAAAGGCGAAGCAGTCGCTGATACTCGGGCACCACATTTTCTTCAAGGAAGTTCTATGACAGCCATCCCTTGGCGGGCAATAACGCGATAGGAGCTTGCTGCCTGTCTTCCCGACTCATAGGTACCAGCAAGCTGCGGGGACACTAGACTTAGTCGCAAGAATGCTCTGAAGTGAATCTCAAAGGCTCACCCATAGCGGGCGACTTGATTATATCTTGCGACCAGTCCTGGCCGGTGCGTCTAAGAAGACAAGAGCATACCGGCCAGACTGTGCGCAGCGTCTCAACGGTTCACGTTACCGATCGTTGACGGTGATGAAAGGGTCCCACGTGTGTGGTTCGCCTATCTGGTTCAGGTCACGGTCCAAAAGCACGAAAGTGATCTGGTAGGCGAGCTTCCCACCGTCTTCCGCCACAGCCTGCCAAAATGTATATGTGACATCGGTTTTGCCGATGCCATGCGGAGCGCTTTTTTCCAGATAGGGCACTGGGATATGAGGGATGTTGTACGAGGTTGGCGTTGAAATGGAGCCAGTCTCTTTGGGATCATTGCTGGGGTTACTGGTTTGTTTGATGCCGGTGATAAGTGCAACACGGTCGAAGTTGCGCGATAACGTAGTAGCGCGCCAGCGAACGTTGTCGCCCGGCTTGACGTCGATCCACAGTTCGTAACCCCCGTCCGCGTAGATTCCGCTCGCTTGGCTATCGATCGCATCACGATTTACCAGCATGGAAACCGCATTAGCGACTAATGCATTAGGGTTGGCAATCAGATAATCGGCATCTACAGCGATAAGCACATCAATTGTTTGGGTCGATCCAGACATTTTGTCGCTCCTTGTTTGCAATGGCACACAGACCGCGCCCTCATAGTGTGTCCGGCCACCCGGTCCCTGGGTGCGGTCTGGGAGGAGAGTAGTTGAGCGATGCGTATCGTCAAGGTCCGATGAATTCCGTTACGCAGTCAAAAGCCGATAGGAAGAATCAGTTCGGACTGATCATTGCGAACGTTGCCGACGGCCTTGTCCACCTTGAACCATTCGAAAGCCTCGGATGGCTCGCCCTCATGCAGCACCATCTGTTCGGCGCGTTCTTTCGGCGTGGCCGGGTCGAGCCATTCCCGCGCGAGCTCTGGCGGGAGAACGACTGGCCGCCGATCGTGGACATCGACCAGGCCGCCAGCGCTATCAGCAGTGATGATCACAAAGCCGTCGTGCTCGCCGGGTTCGTGCTCCTCGTTGGGGTATTGGCCGATCGCAGCGCAGAGTATTGGGGATTGGTCGCGGTGCCTGATCAGGTAGGGCTGCTTCTTTGGCCCGCCTTCGTCGACCCACTCGAACCAGTTGTTGATCGCAATGATCGCCCGGTGCGGCCAGATCGCGCGGAAGAAAGGTCCGTGGGCGACTTTCTCGACGCGGGCATTGATCGGCGCCGCGCGGTCTTTTGCCCAGTGCGGTCGCCATCCCCAGCGGACCATGTCCGCGTGCAGGAACTGGCCCTCCTGGTGGAAGAGGGCAAGTTGAGTGGTCGGCGCGGCGTTGTACCGCTCAAAGGGCTGTTCGCCGGTAGAGTTGATGAGCGCGTTTGGCATGCTCAGTGCCGCCACAAAGTCGTGAATGCCGGTGTACTGGGAAAGTCGTCCGCACATTGCCATAGCCTCGCTGGATCTGGTTCAGCGTAGACCCACCAGCGCTGGCTTCGTCACAAACCTTTTTCAGCGCAATATTCGCAATGACCCGCCAACTCCTCCCGATCTCGAGCATCCCTGAGCAGGCGCTGGTTTTCATTGAATAGATGGTTTCTGTTGTGCTCGACGTCAGCGAATCTGCGCTTTTCGCTTAGCAAATCCCCCTCAGCATATTGAAGCTTTGCCTTCAGAAAGTTCCGCTCCTGTATGAGCGCGTCATTGTCCTGGATCAGTCCCTGAATATTTTCCAGTGCCCGCTGCAGCTTGAGAGTGAGCGCTTCGAATTCGTTTTCGTACATCCTGAGCTGGTGTCGGCAGGTTTCGAGCGGTGTAGGGGTGCCAAGCCAATCGTCGGTGTCTTCTATATAGAGGGGGTCCACGGGAATGCCTTGCTTATTACTGGTTGCATATACAGTAATCGAGCCGATGCGGACGGGCGAGGTTGAGCCGACGAGCTGTCAGTCCGGCGTCATCATCACCGCCAGGGTCATCTTGATGAACTCTTCGTTCCTATCGATCGCCGAGAGCGAGCCGCGGACGTTGTCCGAGACTTCGGTCGCACCGAGTTTTTCGGCCCACAAGGTAAGCTCCATGATGGCGGCTTCGAGCGCGAGTTGGTTTTCGTTGATTTTGTAAAGCAGGGAAGGGAGCAGGTCAAAATTATGCATTGGGAGTCCTCCATGGAAGAACCCAGAGTAGCAGGTGAAGCAAATTTCTGATCGAAAGGGATGAGGCGGGCCGAGCACTATGAGAACAGCCAGCCCCATCGCAAAAATTTACTTGCCTTTAGGTGGTGCGTTACCGCGGCCGTCTCCCGAGGGCTTCCCTGTTTTGCTTGGCAGATTTGCTACCGGTGGGGCTTTCGAGCCACCCGATTTACTTGCAGGTGTTGAACCACTTTTGCCGCCGCTTGATTTCGACATCGCCATCTCCTTGTTACGCGAGGGAGGGATTGCCGGGTAAACAGTAGTAGATTTTTAGGTGGATGCGAATTTAGTTCGGCAGAACGCCGGAGAAGGGGGTAAATCGGTAAAGTTATGGAACGCGTCCCTAAAAGTTATGGAACGCATCTTTCAAGGAGAAAATTTTTGAGCCTGCCAGAAACAACAAAGCCCTGAATAATCAGGGCTTGTCGTACATAAGATGGCGGAGGCGATGGGATTCGAACTCATGGACCTGTTACAGTCGACGGTTTTCAAGACCGTTGCCTTAAACCACTCGGCCACACCTCCGTTGCGTTGCGGGCGCCATAATACCTGAATGAAACACACTGTCAAACTCTCTGCATGGCTTGTTACAGAGCGTCTGTTATGATCTTTGCGACTGAACGTTTCAAACCAACAGGAGTGTCGCCATGCGCGAACAGGATTACGCAGTTAATAACAGCGTGCAGGCTGAGCAGCTAGAGGTTAGCCGCGTCCTGCGCAACACTTACGGCCTACTGGCGCTCACCCTCGCATTCAGCGGCGTGATGGCTTTTGTCGCGCAGCAGATGCGAGTCGGCTACCCGAATATCTTCGTGGTGCTGATCGGCTTCTACGGGCTGTTCTTCCTCACCAACAAACTCCGTGACTCCGCGTGGGGCCTGGTATCTGCCTTCGCGTTGACCGGTTTCATGGGTTTCCTGCTCGGCCCGATCCTCAACCGTTACCTGGGCATGCAGGGCGGCGCTGAAGTGGTCAGCTCGGCGTTCGCGATGACCGCGCTGGTGTTCGGTGGTCTGTCGGCCTACGTGCTGATCACCCGCAAGGACATGAGCTTCCTCGGTGGTTTCATCACTGCCGGTTTCTTCGTGTTGCTGGGCGCCACGCTGGCGAGCTTCTTCTTCCAGATCAGCGGCCTGCAACTGGCGATCAGCGCAGGTTTCGTGCTGTTCTCGTCGGTGTGCATCCTGTTCCAGACCAGCGCCATCATCCACGGCGGCGAGCGCAACTACATCATGGCGACCATCAGCCTGTATGTATCGATCTACAACCTGTTCGTCAGCCTGCTGCAACTGTTCGGCATCATGAGCCGCGACGACTGA